CGGCGCAGAGCCGGTCGTACAACCCACGGTAACGGGCGTGCGCGGCGGCGGGGGAACCGCCAACCTTCTGTCGGCCTTGGCAGGCATGGGACTTATAGAAGACAACACGACCGCTGCAAAGGGCGAAATCAAGTTGCCTGTCGGCTCGCCTGCCGAGATGGCCGCCCAGATTGACCAGGACAAAGACCTGCGGCTACTCTTCGACGACACCACAGTAGAGCACGCCGTCTGGCAGTTCAGGATGCCCGACGATTACGGCGGCAACCTCGTCGCCAAGATTCAATACGCGATGGCTTCCGCGACGAGCGGCAAGGTGGACTTTGAGGTCTCGGTCATGGCGGTCAGCGGCGATGACGAGCAAGACTTGGACGCCGATTCCTACGACGCGGCGAACGCGGCCAACGCTACTGTGCCTGGAACGGCGGGCTACCTTGGCGAATTGACCATAACACTGACGAACGACGACGACGTAGCCGCCGGTGACTACGTGCGTATCAAGCTGGAACGCGACGCCGACGACGCGACCGACGACACCGCAACCGGCGACTGCGAAGTCCGCAACGTCGTCTTAGAGTACGAGGTGGCGTGATGGCGATTGAGTTTGACGGGACTAATCAATATGTGGACTGTGGTGATGTGGAAGCGATTGACGGAACTACAGAATTGACGGTGGTTGCTCTTTTCTGGCGGGATGAAATAGTCGGTAGCGGTTCATCACAGCAAGGCAATGTTGATTGTTTGTCAGTCCTTGTTTATGATGGGGACACACAAGCTTGGAGCAGCTCACCTGACGGGAGCCTCAATGATACTAATTGGCACCACGTCGCCTTTACTTTTGTAGCTAATGATTCCCAAGGTTTGAAACCCTATGTAGATGGAATCAATGTCAATTCGGCCTCCACGATTGGTTGCGATTCGATATACGCAACATCGAATCCCTTCATTATAGCAGCCGCTATTGACAGTACAGCTTATTTAGCGGGTTTGGTTGACGAAGTATGCGTTTGGAACATTGCCCTAACTGCCGACGAAATTGCCACACTTGCTAAGAGCAAGCGCCGTCTGGCCCTATCCGTTCGCGGCGACCACATTGTAGGTTATTGGCGTCTCGACGGGCCTAACGGAGCAGTAGCGACGGGCGCGAACAGTGGTACGCCGTACAACGACCCAGTTTACAGGGGCAGTATTCTGACGTATCCTGAATAACAGGAGATGTGCGCGATGGACATTGTAATCACGATACCCGACGACAACGCGCAGACGGTCATAGACTGCTTGTGCAAGGCGGGCGATTATAAGGCGACAATCGTTGACGAGGAAACCGGCGAGGAACGCCCGAACCCCATCACGCCTCTGCAGTTCGCCCAAGTGCGCATTCACAAGCACATCCGCGATGTGGTCAGGGCGCAACTGCAGAAGGAGTACGTCAAGCCGATTATCGTGAAGGCGGCGGAAGATGCAGACGTCGCCGTCGGGCGGGTAAGGCCGATTAAGAGGGATGCACTCCGATGAAGCGGATTAAACCTTGGTGGAAAGACTGTGCCGTTTGGTTCGGGATCGGACTTATAGTTGGAATGGTTTTAATGGCTAATGCCATGTCTCTTTTCACCGAGCAGTATTGGTAGGATAGATTACATTGAAAATAACGGTAGCGGGCAAAAATAACAGCAAGAGGATATTTATAGACAGCAAGAGATTCATCCTGCGGCATGGAATGCCGTTGGATGTACCAGACGATATTGGGTTGCGATTGATTAATTCAGGGGTAGCCATGTTATATGATGATGGGGGTCCTCCTGAGTTTGCCGGAAAATTTTCGGACAAGGATTGCACCATTATAATTGTGACTTATTCCGATATGAGGGACCTCCCTTATGCGGTAAAATGCGCGGAAGAGGCTGCACCGAGAGGTAAAATAATAGTTTATGGTAACGGTGCTACTAAGGAAGTTGCAGATTGGGTTGATGCCTACCCTAGCGGTGTAAATGTACCTGCGCACAAAAGTATAGCCGCCGCTTGGAACGCCGCTATAAAGCTGGCCGAGACGCGCATAGTCATATTGCTCAATGATGATGCATTTCTTAAGAGGGATGGCGTAGCGAGGCTCATTCAGCCGTTGCAGTATGATGACGTAGGAGCTACGGGGGCCACCGGAGGCATATTGAGTGTGAGTTTGGACCATGTAGGCACCACCCTGAATAGCAACGAGGCTCATTACATTGAGGGCTATTGTATAGCATTTCGTAAGAAGGTCTGGCGTGAGTTGGGTGGATTTGACGAGGAATTCATACCGGCTTATTGTGAAGATTCTGACTTTGGGTTGCGGCTTAAAAAGGCAGGATATAGGTTAATAGTTGTACCTGGGACTTGTGCGCATGTCGGAAGCGCGACGTTCAAGCCTGGCAATACTTTAGCCGAGCACAGCAAAATAAGGCTACGGGAAAAGCATAAGGCATTACCAGTGCCCGCGAGATCGTTAAGAGACCAACTTGGTTATGATGTCTGTGTGCAATGCCACCCAGCTCATAAGTGGATAGTTGACGCCACTCCAGGGGTACGATTTGGGAATACAGGAGACCTTGTGGTAGATTTAGATGGTGTCTACGAGGTACCGGAATCCCAGGGAAATTTTGGTTGCCATCCAGTATTGCGAATGTGCAATAAAGCGGGGGTAGCACCGCTTAATGAACATTACTTGATAGTGCCGCCTCAGCATATAATAGATAAGGCCAATAACTTCATGCGTAAGTTCGATGATGGTAAGATAAATATTGCAACAGCCATTAGGGCGGCACACAGGCCTGCTAGTAACTGGTCGGGAGAGAAATTTTTCCAGGTTATGAAAGGGCTCCCTGAATACCGCTTTTTTCTCTTCGACGCCGAAAAAAATCCCCCCGCAGATGTAAACGGTGGGCACTGGCAGGGATTTGATAAATTGCCCAATGTGGTCAATCTCACAGGGGCTACGCCAGACTTATTTTACTTATTTGCGTTGGTATCAAAGTGTCACGTTGCGTTGACGGTAGATACATTAATGTCCACATTGGCAAATGCCGCTGGTATTCCGCAAGTGTTGTTGCTGGCTGGGTTGCCCCCAACGTCACGCAAGCATCCATTCGGCCCTGAATGCAGGGTATTAGGGCCGGATCCAAAGCCCCCCTGCTGGCCCTGCAGGGCAAGAGGGGCATGTCCCAACGTGCACGGGAGCACCAATAAGGTCAAGGACAACACGGGCAAAGTTATCTTTGAGCAGAGGGTGGGGGGAGGCCCCCATTGTTTGAGCAATATATCGCCGGAAAGGGTAATCAAAGTACTGAAAGCCTTAGTGAAAAATAGTGAGCCAAAATGAACGTGCTGTTATATGGTCATTGGTATAATGACAGCCCAGGTAATCTTATTATACTATCAAACAATGTGCAGAGAATTTGTTTAGTGAATTGGGATTCAATTGTGCATTTGATGGGCCTAATAGTGGGGTGTGGACGCGTCAAAAAGCCGAAGAAGTTGCCGAGCAATATGATGTAATTTGCTTCGCAGGATGCGGTCAATTGATACCGTGGGATACTACACCTAGCGGTTGGGCTTGGCAGGGTGATGTAGATATATCACCTATTATTGGAAAGAAAGTAATCGCGCTGGCGATAGGGGTCAATGAAAGGCATCCATCAGCCGTAGCAGGTGAGAACATAGCATCCCTTTGCAACGCGGGGGCGATATTTACCGGCAGGGATGACGTAACCACCAGATGGTTATCGCAATACTGTAACGATGTGATGCTTGTGCCTGATTTGGCATTTCTATCTGATAGGATACAGCGTGATTCCACGGGCAAAATAGGGATATTGGTGGGAAAACCCATCCCAGGGCAATTACCAGAAATGATCGCGCAGATTTCGGGTAAAGATATAGTGTTATTTACACACAGTGAGTTTGACCTCTATCGAAATGTGTGGAGCGATGTAGCGGAGGTTTTACAGCCTACTAACATTGACGAATTGGCAGAGATATACGCCACTTGCGATGCAATTGTAGGCCATCGCTACCATAACGGTATATTGGCATTAGTTCATAGGAAACCTTTTGTATGGGTTATACGTAATATAAAGACTGGTGCATTTGCAGATACTTGGCCTGTGCTTACAGACCATATTGTACCCAGAGGGGATATGACTATTGACGAATGGGCTGAACAAATTGTGGCGCGTGTCAGCACGCCATTGTCGAGGTACGAAATGTCATTTGCGGATATGCGCAAACATGAAATAAGGAACAAAATGGCGGCATTATTGGAGAGGAGATTGTCAAAATGACTATATTGATAACTGGCGGATGTGGATTTTTGGGGCACCACTTGGTAGAACATGTACTTAAAAATACCGATTGGGATGTAATAATTTTCGATAAGTTGACCTACGCTAGCAGCGGGTATGACAGGCTGAGGGATATTAATGTGTTTGACGACCGGCGGGTAAGGTGTTTTGATGTTGATATAACTCAGCCCATATCAGAGGGGATAGGAAAAGAAACACCACACGTGGATTATATTGTTCATGCTGCTGCAGAAACACATGTGGATAGAAGCATTGAAGATCCTATACCGTTTGTTATGACGAATGTCGTAGGGACGACTAATATGCTTCAGTTTGCCCGTTTGTTGCCGGATTTAAAATGGTTTCATTACTTCTCTACTGATGAGGTATTTGGGCCAGCACCGTCGGGAGTGGCGTACAAGGAATGGGACAGATATAATTCCGGTAATCCATATGCAGCGTCAAAGGCAGGCGCGGAGGAAATAGTATTAGCGTTCGGCAATACATATAAGTTACCGATATTTGTGACCCATACCATGAATTTATTTGGTGAACGGCAACATCCTGAGAAGTTCATTCCAAAGGTGATCCGTAGCGTTCTGAAAGGGGATGTAGTCACCATCCATGCTGACCCCACCAAGACCAAATCTGGAAGTCGCTTCTATTTACATTGTAGGAATGCCGCTGCTGCTACGTTGTTCCTATTAGAAAACGCCGAACAAAGGGACAAATACAACATAGTAGGAGAAAAGGAAGTCAGCAACCTTGAACTGGCGCAATTCATTGCAGATGTGCTTGGTAAACCATTGTCTTATAGACTTGTGGACTTCCATAGTAGCAGACCTGGCCATGACTTGAGGTATGCTCTGGACGGCAGTAAGTTGGCCAGTATGGGCTTCAGCTTTCCCAAAACGTTTGAGGAAAGTTTAGAAAAAACTATATTGTGGACGATAGAGCACCTAGAGTGGTTGGGGCCGAAGTGGGGAATACCCTTGTGAATGCGTTATTTTATACCCACAACGATAGCGAGTGGTATGCATTCGCCGCAGTGAGCAAGGAATTAGAGCGGCGAGGGTGGCATACGGTAGCAATGACTATGTATGATAAGGATAAGGTCATACTTGCCCGTGAGCCTAAGAAGAGATTAATTGGGGGCAAAGAATATGCCGTATGTCGGCCCCTCACTATCGGCGGAAAAATGAGCCGCATTTCACCCCGTATCGGAACAATGGCTGATATGGTGGTTGAATTCGGCCCTGGTGGCCCTACGGCAACGGAATTGTTTGACTTGGTGAAGCCTGATATATTGATATTGCGGACTGAACGAGGATTTATTTGGAGAGAATTGGCGGAATTAGCCCGCAGGAAAGGTGTGCCGGTGGCGATAGTCGCATGCGCAATGTGTCATCTACCAGCATATACTGAAGGGCCGTTAGGCGGTGTTGCCCCATTCCTGGGTGATGTTCATTGTATAATAAGTCAAGGAGCCTATGATATATTGAAACATCGAGGTTATAAGTATTTGGATAAGGTAGTAGTAACCGGCACCGCAGTGCCGGAGGCTCCTTGGCTGGATGTGACGGGCAATCAATGGCAGCCAGATAAGGAAGCAGGCCCGATATTATTCACTGAGCAACATGATTTTCCGCCCGACCAAAAGGCCAGAATAAATATGCTCAAGGCGCTACATTCATTAGCATTGGCATTCCCAGATCGGCAAGTATTAGTGCGCCCTCACTTTGAACGGGCATGGAACGATGAATTGGATTTGAACTTGATGCTGGAATACCCTGTAGGAATGCTTAAGTTACCGGCGGTGGCCCCTAACTTAGCAATGGCTAATCGAGGGGTGTGTATATTTGATGCGTGCAGAGCCGCCTGGCGGATGGTGACAGTAGCGTCGCTGTCATCGGTAGATGCCGCTGTATGTGGCACACCAGTTGTGAGTATGGGATGGTTGCATGACTTTCCTAGCCCCGAATATAAACCTACAGATGTAGGTGAACCAGCGGGGTCAACCTCGTATTGGCATAGACCATTGCAATGGTTCTTTGATGAATCAGTGCCGGTAGCTATGTCGGTGGACGAGTTGATATATGATGTGGAGGAGGCTTCCCTTGGCCCGCGTTTTTTGGAGTATTATTGTGGGGTAGATGGTGAGCCTAGTTCGGTACGCATCGCAGACGTATTGGAGGACCTTGTGGATGCCTAGGCCAACGTTTGAGGAGCCACCTGAATCTGCAGATTTGTCATCATCGCTCACTGTGGCGTTGGTGGTAGCACGGGCAGGCAGTAAATCCCTCCCTGGGAAGAATATTGTTCCTATACACGGTGTGCCGTCTGTAATGTATGCAATAGAGGCGGCACTGAGGTGCAAATCCATAGATGAAGTTTGGATTAGCACCGATTGTAAGACGTGCATGTCATTGGCAAGGGAACGCGGTCTGGGTATCATATACAGGCCGATAGCCTATGCTAAGGATAATTCCAGCATACAGTTGGCATGGCTACACGCATTAGGATTGCTCAAAAAAATCGGGCGGAAGGTACAAACTATGGTCAGCCTCCAAGCGGATAGCCCTATCAGGGAAATAGACCTGCTCCAGCGGGCAATATTGGCTCATAGAAATAATGAAGATGGCCTTCCTGCGTTATCGGTATTGATTGACCGAGTGCATGTACCTGCATGGGCGATGACGATGATGGGTGATGGCACCATTGCGGCTGCTGAGTGCTATAAGAGTAGTCCTGACCATAATTCGTTCCCGCCTGGAATATGGCCAACAGGAGGTGTGGTTGTTTTTGACGCTAAGATAGCAGGGAAATCAATGGCTAATGGCCAGGGCTTGAGCGACTATTATGTGCCGATTGAGGTCCCCATCGCTGTGGATATTCACAGCAAGCATGACGTAGAATTGGCAGAGGCCATTCTGGATAAATGGCCAAACAAATTCATAACAATAAAGCATGGTGAGAATAATGACTAAAGCGACTGCGATAGCACGATACTTGAAGGAGAAGGGTGCACCTGTATTTACTCTTTTGGGCGCGACTATTTCACCCGTCCTTGCAGCGTTGGGTAGAGAGGCCGAGGAATTGGTAGTGCCGGTATGTAATGAGTTTACTGCTAGCACAGCGGCAGATGGCTATGCAAGGGCTTCGGGTGAGCCTGCGGTAGTCCTTGTATCTGGGGGGCCTGGCGCAGTTACAGCCGCTCCTGGCATAGCCGATGCCTATGAGTCAAGATTTCCAATGGTAGTGCTGGTGGGGCAAGAACCTACTGAACATGATGGTAGGGAAGTAGTGCATCATTGTGAGCACATTAATATCTTCGAGCCGATAACTGTTGCACAATACATATTGACGCACAATGAAAGTGCTAGAGGGGTGCTGGATTGGGCATTTGAGCGGGTGATTAGGTCGCGTCAGGGACCGGTCCTGATTGAACTTCCCCGTGATGTACAGGAAAGCACGGAATGTCCTGCGTCACCAATCGTCCCTACATCGGAATGTTACTTTGATATAGATGTAAAGGAAGAACTTGGCGAGCTGGCTTCAATGATACGGCAAAGCCGAAAACCTGCTATTTTAGCGGGAGGAGGGATTGTATCTGCAAATGCGTGGCCATTCCTACGAAAATTCGCGGAGAAGATAGGGGCCGCAGTTTTACTGACGCATACTGCTAATGGAGTAATTCCTCCAGACCATCCTTGCTATGCTGGTATGGCTCCTATGCCACATGCCAGAGAGATATGGGAGAATGCGGATTTGCTTATTGCTATAGGGACGAGATTACCCAGCATGTGCACCAACAGTTGGCAATACCCCAGGCCACCTAAGGTGGTGCATATTGACGAGGACCATAACGTGCTTGGGACTGAGTATGAGCCTGATTTGACGATATGTGATGATGCATGGAACGTATTGTCAGATTTGGTGGGGAGAGATTATGGGGAACACGCTTTATGGCATGTACCGCCTGAATGCCCATTGGGCAGGGAAATGCGGTTGATCGCGGATGCATTGGAGGAAGAGGTCCCTCAGCAACGGGTGTTGGCATTAGGGCTGAATCGCGTAGGATCTGCCTTGCATGTATTGTGGAACAGGGCTAAGCGCCCTCGAAGGCTCATTAGAGTGAGTGGATTTGACCTGTTAGGGACGGCGTTTGGATTTGGTATAGGGGCATATTATGCCACAAAGGAACCTCCAGTTTGGGTGTCTGGCGACGGCGAATTTCTATTCAATCTATCTGACCTTGGTACGATGCGCAGATTGCCTGTAGGTACTGTGGGTGTTATTGTGTGTAATGGGACGTATGAGGCCGTGAGGGAGTTTTCCATGCGGGCGCAAAATTCCGAGTTCTGTTGTAGGGTGCCCGCAGAAGATATACCTGCTATTTGCAGGGCGCTTGGCTTTGATGTAATCATGTCGAATTGTGACAGTTTTAGGATGGACTTGCGGCAGGCTCTTTCCGCAGATAGGCACACCATTATCTGCCTACAAATAAGCGGAGATGCATAAAATCATAGGAGGAAAAGTACAATGAAGACGTTGAATGAAGCCATTGCAGAACATAATAACCTTCGCATGAGGCTACAACAGATAGATGCCGCCAGGCAGGAAGTTATAGCCAACATGTTGCGGCTTGAGGGACAAATTAGCCTCCTTGAGGAGCAGAAGGCTGAACAGGAGAAAGCGGCTGAAAAAGAAGCAACTGAAGGGAAAGCAGGAGAGGAAGAATCAACAGGCGAGGAAAAACCGGCAGAAGAAGATACAACCCACGAGGATGAGTAGCCTTGGATTCTATCTTTAACTCTCTTCTTACCCATAACGTGCGTATCCTCCGCCCTGTGAGGCAGATAGGTAGTAGTCGGCGTATTGCCTATGCCGATTACCAAGATGTGTTTGGTGAGGATCAACAGGTATTGATACAGCCTCGTAGCACGAGAGTTGATGGTACTCCATTAGGGCCGGAAAGTGATATGACAATTTTTATGTATACCAAGCCGACTCTTTATCTGCAACCTGATTGGGTCGTGCAGCAGACCATCGCTTCTACTTCTGTTGCAGTAGCGTATTCCAAGGGTGATACAACCCTTATTGTCAACAATGCGTCATCGCTGAATATAGGAGATAAAATAATCATTGGGGATACCTCTGCAGATGTAGCCAACGAGCATGTAATCGTGGACAAGTCCAATAATACATTGACTGTGGACCCGCCTTTGAAGGAAGACGGTACGGCGGGAACAGCAGTGAGGATCCTCAGGAGATACATTGTATCAGGTATATTTAGGGACGTTGCGGGGCAGGGCCATCATAATAAGTATAGATTGATTGAGCCCGAAACTGTGGCATTCGTGGGGTAGATGGTAATCATGGCCTACTCAACTAAGTTTGGTAACTTGAATGATATTATGACCTCGTTGGTGTGGTTGGTGCAAAGCGCCGTATTACTCAAGGAGGATTGCAATAAAAGTTCCACCGTCACCGTTGGTAGTAATGAATTATTCAAAGATGAAAATGATGCAGATGGATTCGTCGCCGAGGCAACAATAGAGGATGATAACGGCTCAGAGGATGTGACGATTTCGTCGTTGACGGGCTTAACCACGATTACTTTAGCGTCCCCAACCACAGGTGTATATACAGTGAGCAATAACGCTAGGATAAGGCTCCGCACACCTATTCTAGATCTGGAGGATGACAGTGTTATCCCAACTTATGCCGTTGACGAGGACATTATTGATTATGCCCCGATTGTAGCTATCACTGCCGACGAGATGAGAATTGAGCCGTATACAAATGTGGCGGGGTTACAGGTATATCCGTTTACTGTCTCTATATGGAGACGGCTTACAGAGGGTACCGACCCCCAGATTCAGGGAGGCAACGATATGGCGGCGTTGTTGGAGGTGTTGACGCGAGATGTCTACCTAAATGGTAATGCAGATGATGTGAATATAATAGATGCCGAAGGAGGGGATTGGCCTCTTGATTTCACTGAGGGTAAGCCCTTCACATGGGCATTTGTAGAGATAGTCGTTAATAAAGTTGACTTGTGGTATCGCCATAGGTCGTAGTTGGTTGTAGTGGTATACCATACAATTTAGGAGAATTGAAATGACTATTACCCTTCCACTCTCTAAATTTGGGTCGTTTGTGTTCGGGCTTAATTCTAGCCCCTACGCTATGGAGGACGACGCTACATGCACAGACAAGTTACCTCTTACCGAACCGGAAAGCCTCACCCGTAGGACTAATATCACGCCCTATGATACTGCGGATACGCGGGAATATGAAAGCGTGACCTATAGTGCGGGTGAATGGGCCGAGGGGTCAGTATCACCAGGATTGATCCCAGGTTCGGTAACTAATCTCCTTTCATGGATTCAGGATAGGAACGATGACAACCAAGGAGTATTCGCCACATGTGCTGTAGACTTCGGGCATGGCGAATATAAAAAGATATACAATGCAAAGGTAAAAACTGCGGTGTTTACATTCCGCAAGGGTGAACCAGTGACTGTAAGGCTGGATATTGTCGGGCAGAGAATGGTTGACGCGGTTTATGTGGGTTCACCCGATATGCCGGTGCCATCACTATATCTTTTCAAAGAAGCCACCGTGGGGTACGGCTCCACAGGCGGGGCTTATCCCACAACTTATGATTTCGAGCAGATCGAAATCACTATAGATAATGGGGTAGAGGACCCTGCAGAGGGCTTGAGGCTGGCTCCTTATAACTATCCTTATGTGATATACAATCTCTATGGCATGAGGATTACCGGAACAGCCCAGATGGATTTTGCCAACGTGGATGCATTCGATGCGTTTATGGCAAGTTACAGTGACATCGGCCCTCCGTCATCGTCAGATAGACAACTCAGGATAGCCCTCGCCAGAGGTGCGAATACCTGCACATTGACGCTACCTCGAATCCAATTTGAGAATGTTACCCCTGCATTGGCAGGAGACCATAGTTCGAGAATAGTATTGCCGATTGAATTTCGCGGGCTGGCCGACGAGGCCACCGGAGCAACAGCGCCACTCACATTGGCGTAAAAATTACAGAGGAGAGAATAGAAATGGAGAGGCAGATCGAGGACATTCAGACTGACAATCTGACGTTAGCCACAACCCTTCGTTGCTTGGGGGCGGAATTAATTGCTGTTATTCCACTTAGCCCCCAGCGGGCAGCCTGGAGGCTGCGTTGCGATATAACTCAAATAGAAGGGGGGCGGGATGCCCTTCTGGATGCCGATAAGAATGATAAGTATGGATTTCATCGTTATGAGGCCAATCGTAGGAAGAATCTGGATGCCGCTAGAGCGGCATGTTCCAATGTTTACAATGATGCCAAGATAGTCGCAGACGAAAAATTGGTGGATGAAAAAAACACCGAAGAGGAGCAGGATGAAGATGGATCTTGAAAAATTTATTGCCCCACCATTGGGCACAGAAAACGAGCCTGAGATAGTATGGCTCACCGATCCCGAAACGGGGGAAAAGGTAGAATTTGAGGGCTGGGAAGTACAACCTCATATTATGGTGAGAGAGCCATATTCCGATGAGGCCCTCAAATTCAACTCATTCCTGACTGCAGCCAAAGTCAATATAGATGAAAGCGGGGAAATCAAAACCGGCCAGGCCGAGATGACCATCAATGAGTGGCCCCTCCTTGAGGAGATTGCAAAGACCATTGTATTAAGTGGTGTATTGCCGGTCAAATCGGATAAGGAGGGGGAATTGGCAAAGCCGTTTGTATTCAAGAAAGAGGGACGGCGAGCTAACCATCAATTTATTTCCCTCCTGAAGAGAATAGGGCTTAAGCACCCTATTACCGAATGGTACAGGCGATTCTGCTGGGAACTTATCGTTCGGATTAATCCCAGTGACAAGGTGGTAGTTGAGGCAAAAAACTCCTAAGGGAAGTGGGGAAGTATTCGCTAAGCGATATTCCCCCACTTCCCTCCCTCCTCATTGAGTTGAGAACTCCTGAGCATCTTCCCCCAACATTTGTTGAGGGGAAGGATAGCAAGGAAAAACTAAGCCAAGTGAGAAGGGAAACCGAACTAACCCAGGATGATTTGGAGTTGTTGCAACTAGTCACCCATTATGTAAGGGAAATTCAATGGATTGAATTTGCCAACGACCTGCCCGATGGGCTGCCAAGAAACAAGCAACCTTGGTTCCGCCCGATGTTTTGGGATGCCTATTTAGAGGGCAGGGCGGAAGCATTTGATAAGCAACAAAGGGAAGTGACCTCCCATCATGGAGGAACCAAGTGAATTTATATTTCGGTGGACCGACGGCACTAGGCGGAGGATACGGTATCTCTTTGGGCTTAGTGATGGGGCTGGTAACTTTCTTGGCCGGATTTTTGAGCTGTGCAAGCCAGTTTGCCAGGGGATAGCATGGGATGTGATGAAGGAAATCAAGTCCAATATCCCGATATTTACGGGTTGGACTAGGCGGTCCGTGCGAATAATAAAGCAGAAGCTTAAGACCACTGGGCATTCCAAGAGCCCAAGGTACGTTGTAACTTTATGGGGGGCCCTCCGGCGTTCAGATGGAGTGAATGTCGCCAAGATGATGGTAGATGGCATCAAGCCACATAAGGTGTCATTTGAGAACCCACACGTTCGCGATTGGTTTCGCCGGAAGAAAGGCTTCAAATTCTACAAAAGCACTACTGGAAAGTGGTACGGCGACCCGCTTAGTGGCAAGGTAAAAAAAGGCGGGGAATGGATAATAGCCAACAAAAGCATAGCCAAGAAGGCACAAAGAACAAAATTGTGGTGGAGTAAAATTACTGTATACAGAACAGGGATAGGGGGGAAGGGCCGAACATTTGGCAAGAGAAACATCTTCCCAAGCAGTACGTTTATCAATGCGCAAATGAACAAGTTAGGCAAAGAAGCCAGAAAGAAAATGGCAGAGGCATGGAAGGAAGGAAATCGTTTCCCAAAGGGAGATAATGGCGGTTTTATTTGATAGGATGTGACTCAATATGCCCACTGTTGACCTTATAGGCAAAGTAACAATTGTTCAGGGTGAAGCGGCGGACGAACTCAATAGGATCAGGGCGAAGCTAATAGCCCTCCAAAACGAATCTAAAAAATCTGGCAAAGAAAGTGCAGAGGCAGCTAAGAAGAGCACCTCTTCATGGGCATTTCTCCCTGGCAAATTGGGTATGGCTATCCGCCAGTTTATCCAATTGTGGGTAGTTATCCGGATGGTGCGGACGGTATTTGTGGCACTTACGGCTGTCTTTAGGGCTGGCTTAACTATCATAATTACTGAACTAAAGATTGTGTATGGGCTGTTCCAACGTATAACAAAAGGAACAATGGCCCTCACTGCGGCTATCGTCGGGCTTATGGGCTATACCATGAAATTGACCGGCGATATGGAGCAACTTAAGGTTATCATGCAGGCCACCTTTGGTGCCGAGGCCGGAAGAATGTGGACGGAATGGGCCGAGAAGATGACCCTCTCCACCCGCTTTATTTTGCCAGACCTCATTACGGGTATGATCCAACTCGGTGGTATTCTAAAGAATATCAACATCAGGGCCACTGCTGAGGATTGGAAAGCCCTTATTGACCTGGCGACTGCTCGTGGCGTTGAATTTACAAGGATCGCTATGGCAGCGGGTAGGTTTATAATTGGCAGGCCGCAACCAATGGCCGTCGCCGCTGGTATCACAACCTCCACCATTGCGCATGAACCAGGTGCTGTCTATAGGGAGAAAGCAACCGGTGAACGAACCCTCTTATATACCCCTGAGGCGATGAAGCAAAATTGGAAGGTTCTTATGAACTTCATACGAAGGGAATATGGGGGCACTGCAGAGAGGATTAGGGGCACTTGGCAACAAGTATTATCCAATATGGCCGACCTGTGGGAAACATTCATTCGCACGTTGGGTGATACTACGTTCTTCAAGCCCATTAGAGACGCATTTAACCTCCTCCAGCAATATGGTGAGGAATACTATGGCAAGCCCATGAAGAAACTGGCTGAGGCATTAGCCCCTGCATTCCAGCCATTTGTAACCCTTATTCAGGCATTAGCACTTACCATTAAATCCATATCTGGCGAAGAATTACTAAATATATTCAAGCGGATAGCGCAAGCGGTTGGCCCCATAATGACCAAAGTGGTAGGGGCTATTTGGCGGGCGTTCCAGTTTATTTATAATTGGGTAAAGTCGGCTGATTTTCAGGCGTTAGCACGTAGTTGGGTAAGTGCCCTACGGCCTGTGTTTGATCTCATCCTAGAGGTTTTCCGGCAAATCCCCAGCATGGTACGATTTTTGTTAGCCGCCACCAATACAATAGCAATGATGTTTTCAAAGAGTGGTAATTGGGAGGAAGTATTTGTTAACATTGCCAATGCGTTTAGAGATGTGCTTCCAATAGCAATTAACATTGCGAGGGCATTAGTAGGCGGAGCTTATTACATCGTAGCGCTTCTTTCCCCAATTATCAGCCTTATTGCAAGGAAAAATATAATGGGGCTTGTCAATAGGCTGTATGACAAACAAGTACAGCTCTTTGATAGAATGGATGCATTTGCCAAAAATCTACCCAAGTTCCAAGTTGGGACGCCTATCGGTGAAACATTATTGCAAGCCCTTCCTGCAGTACAAGCAATGGGGCCTATAGAGCGAAGACCTGGTGCTGAGGCAAAAGAATTTCTCCATACTCCTTGGGGGGCCCTCTCACGGGCATTGCCAACGGGGAAAGGATATACTAAACCAATAATCCCTAAACTCCCCCCAGGAGGGGTTATTACATTAGGGACCAAGCTACCGCAAGAGGCAGCACCAATTACAATCAACATCAACGGCCAGAGAATGACCCCTGAGGAAATAGGTCAAGCAGTGACCAATGCTCTTAGGAAGTATGAGCAAAGCAATAAGCGCCAGCAAGAGGTCGGAGCGACGAATCCGTTGGGACTTACCCCTCAGTATTATGGAGTCAGATAATTCATGAAACGGGTACTAGTAGCTGGCGACGTGATGCTTGATAAATATACATTTGTAGCCGACAATGGGAGGTCGGCAGAGGCCCCCATTCTTTGTTGGCGCGAAATTGACGAGCCTAAATATTTCCTAGGCGGTGCGGCAAATGTCGCGTATCATCTGGCTCAATCCGGAATGGATGTATCCCTGCTTGGGACGATAGGACGCGATGACGAAGGGGTGTTGGTAGAAAATATATGCAATGAGAACGGCATCCAGCCGTTTCTGGTTAGGGTTGATGGTAGACCAACGACTCTGAAGCACAGAATAATGCACTCTCACCGGCAACTTATACGCATAGATAGGGAATCGCGGGGGGCCGTAGATGATACCACCATAGAAATATTGACGGGGCTTCTGGGTGGTATAGAAGTTGACGGCATAGTAATAGCAGATCATGCGAAGGGGATGTTGGTGCCTCCTTTGTGCGCGAAAATTTCCGCGATGGGAGAAGGCATACCTATCATCCTAGATCCCCATCCCAACGGCTATCGTGATTGGGAATACCTAACCGGTATAACACCCAATATAGGAGAGGCAGAGTTGATAGTAGGGCGGCATGATGTGGATTACATGGCCAACGCCCTGCGTAGCATATATAAGACCGATTCCGTATTGATTACGATGAGTGAAAAAGGCGCATATTATCTGGATGGGCACACTGAGTGCCAAATCCAGGCTCCACAAGTAGTTACTGTTGATGTATGTGGGGCAGGGGATTTTTTGGTGGCTACTTGGATGGCGAAAATTTTAGATGGGCTCCTACTTTTGGATGCCGCAAAAATCGCGGTAGAAAAGGCATCAAAATCAACCGGAATATATCGCTTCCAAAGGTAAATAATAATGGCAACAGTTTACGGGCCGTGGTGTAAGACTAACTTGGTGGTAAATCCATCATGCTCCCTTACATTACGCCAATACAATCCCGAGGACCCGCATGGCCGTCACACGCAACAAGTGCTCTCAGTAACATTTGATTGTGGGTATGGTTGGCGTGCGACTTGGCGTTGTGAATGGCGCTTGCAGCCAATGCCCCCATTCCAGACGGAATTATATCAATACTGGCGGTTGGGCTATTGGTGGGCAACGGAGGAATGGTTTGTCGAGCATGAAAGCATAACCAGCCCTGCACCCGATTCCGCGACTACCGAATTCTCTGCATGGTTTAACGGAATTATCATACAAAAGAGGGGCTTGGAAAATGCTGTCCGTGGCGATGCTGGGATCCAACATCCCGATGAGTTGGATATAGAGTATCGTTATTTGGCCGAAGCAGATTCGGTAACGACCACGGCCACATTTGGTCCACTAAGCGGATATAGGGGAATTGGCCAAGCATTTGGCGATGATGTTTCATTTGACAACCCAACATTATCCTTGGATTATGCCCGCGAATCTGTTAACGAGGGGTATGGTAGCGGGGTATTCAATGACATCAAAATTAATGGTGACGACGCTCCATGCTATGGATTAGATAATCCTCACGAATATGGTTCTGGGAATAGCATCTATGTTGGCCAAAACAATCCGCCAGCATCCCCTGACGGGGGGTGGAGCGGCTGGATATGGCCTCCTTATAAGGTTCATTATTACGGTATGCCGGTGCACATGTGGGACGACGATTATACAACTGCGCAGATAAGGGACGCATTGTATTCAATGCACAATCACGATGAGAATGAGTTGTTTGGGGATCCTCTTTGGGCCGGAGATTTTGACGGTAAATCATGGGAGATTTGGAACAGAAGTTGGGGGGCCTACCCAGAGGATTATGATGACTTTACATCCGACCCAACGTTGTGGTTCAATCTTCACCCTGCATGGCTATTGGGCACCCTCGAGAAGAATTTGGACGATAGAATAGTTTGTGATGAATATCCATTGGATAACTTTGATCCCGCCGATGGCCGTTTCAAGGCAATCGTATGGGATCATAAGCCCGAATTGGAAGTACACTACCCAGATGGCCATCAACCTACACCTTGGGTTGGGTCAACGGGAATAGATGTTACCAACGATGGGGCCACTACTTACATAGAAGCATTTGGTCCAGGCTATGTAGAGCGGACGCTTAGGTCATATTATTTCACACGGTTGGATTTCAACCCCGATGAAGGACCCCCTTACCCTTGGGATTATGTTGACTGGAAATTCCACAATGGGGAGACTTACGAAGGATCGGGCATCTACTATACCGATGAGGATGTATTCAATTACAGTAATTATTCCTATCTAGTCATCAACATGAAAGCCAATTGGAGCGGGAGTGCTCTAAGTAGGGATTGGTACTTTCAGATTTACTATTATGACCTAACCATTAATGACAATCATCTTACGGGTGGAAGGGATTTTTCCTATAGCGTTACACCGAGGGTAGTGACATATACAATATCCGTTGACTACGATGAAAGAAGCACATCGGTGGATAAGGTTATAGACCTTGCTTTTCCCGCCGAAAAATATCTCCCCCGCCTGTACCACGTCTACAAGCTGAGGATAAGCAACTTGGTGAATGGGGACACAATTCAGTTCAACAGCATTAAGCTGACGAGATATAATCCGGCCACCAACAAGTTCGGGGAAGATACCAATAGTGTAGAGATGGGGATTGTCTTTCCAGATTCCTATCCTGGGGATGAGGATGACCATTTTTCCGTTGCTACTACCGTTGACGGTGTGCTCACATTCGACCGTAGTACAGATAACGTGGGTCAAAATGGCGTAGAGAAAGGGCTTCCGCATGTATATTACCTGGAGGGGGCTGCCAGCGGGTTGGACCTCTCCACCGAGCAGACTCTTGATGACTTTGCGGAACAACTAAGCCGCCAAGAAGGATTTTCCGCGCAGAAAGTAGCCTCCATAAGTGACAATGGGGGGCCATTAAAAGATAGCGATGGGAATTCACTGCAACCTGAATATTGGTGCTTGCTCCAGGAAACAGTAGGCACACAGGGTACAACGCTGTATGCCTGCCCTAAGGCAAGAACAATTAAATTAGCCGCAGGAATGACCTATTACGCCCGCCCCAGAAAAATACTCCGAGGTGGCATCCAAGGATTGGCATATTATGGTGATAATGAGCAACGGGCCAGGGCCAATCTCAGGGTAAATGCCTATCGTTGTGAAGATGATGCTAAGGGAGATATATTAGAGGACTATGCCATTACCAATGAATGGGGTCATTTTATAGTTAGAAGGCTATATGAAACCCAGACCTATGCCCTTTTAGGCGCAGGCGACCCTACAGCCTGCCTTGATATACGGAATGTGGAGACCAATTGGCGTAATGTACCTGTCTCTGGGATTTCTAATCCTGTATTGGTACAGTTAAGAGAAGGGCCTGTGGTGCTGTTTTATCTTTCCGGCGGCGATATTTGGTCTGTGATGCAAACTACGCCGCCTCTGGATTTCAGCAATAGCATGCAACATACAACTTATGGGGACGTGCAAAACATAGATGCAATAGCCACTAATGATGGTAAGATTTGTGTGGCATTTGATAGGGGAGGCACAATATATTTCCTCTTTCTGGAATCAGCAAGCAGACGGACTATAGGAGGAATAAAAACCGTGAAGGAAAATTGGACAAAGCCAGCATTGTTGGATCACATGGGGATATTATTCCTTGCTGGAATAGACGACCCTGACGTAAAGCTGACAAGATTGCATTCTTATGGCTCCGGCCAATTGCCATTTTCAGATGGTTCGTATGATAGAACGATAGTGGACGGGGAAGATGTGGATATAATCGGCCTTTCAGGCTATGGCAATTATCTGGAAGTTGCGGTGCAAACCGCAGGTGGGATTGCAATATATTGCTCTGCAGACCTTGGCGAGACTTGGGTACAGAAGCAAGTGGTGACTTAGGATGGCTACTATCTCAAGAGGAACGGTTAGGATATGGGATGCCGGTAGAACATACAAGCCGCTTGGTGGGGGAATAGGCAAATACGTCCGCCTGCAGGATGAATTAAGGACCGAAAAACTCCAACAAGAGGAAAATGATGATGCCAGCCAGTTCCTCCAACGATATATAAGAGCAAACGAGATATATCCCACTGAGGACTACGCCAGTATTTATGGCTTGGCAGAAAATTGGATTAGTGCAGGAATACTATCGAGTATGAGGCTTAGCGATGATCCTGAATTTTATGTATGTAGGCCATTTGTGAACCAAAGCCAGAATGTGGATGTTGATAGGTTTGATTACTACGTAGATGGTGAACAAGTAACCTATATAGGGGATTCGTCATCCCCTACTCTAAGGCAATGTATTCTTCCTCTTCCTGGCGAATTTGTTGGGGACAATCCGATCTCGGTAGCATCGGTCGTGCAGGATACCAGTGTTGGGGATAGTGCAGAAGAGGAGGGGGAAGAATATGGGGGGGAAGAAGGAGATTTGGCAGAGACCTACAGCCTATCGGCATTAGGGTCATTATCACATGTGAAAACTAAATTTGTATTACCTCCCGACCCCACCATCATAATGCAACTTCACCTTGGGGCTCCCCCTGCAAATGTAAACGACGAGCAGGGCATGGCATGGTTCGCTACCCCGCCATCGTTCGAGATATGTTTTGGTGGTGAAAGCCCAGGCAACTATGAGATGCCGGAGTATTCACTATACTTCACCCCTAGTGGTGGTAGCGGGTATGAAAGTAGCCTTTATTGGCACAATAATGCCACTAACGAATGGAAGAAACTCGAACCGGAACGAGGTTCGGCCCTGAAATTTTCGCAGGGGAAAAAGGCGCAAATGCAATCCACATGGTTATACATAACAAGAGTGGGGGACTTTATTGTCATTGCCGATAATTATGATTATAAGGATGCGGCTGTTTATAGAATACCCATCAGTGATGATGCTTCTTGGCACCCTGTGATTCTGGAGGGAAAATTGCATATTGTAGCACGAGGCATACCATACATATTTTCGCTATATGCCACCAAAATGGTGTATGCCCAAGTGCAGTCCCCTTATTACTATACGGGATACAGCCTGTCAAATTCAGGTTATGATTCGGATAACCCATTCTTCACTAATTGCTATGGCCTGGCAGTACAACTCTATGACGACGCCACGGGCGAGCCGACTATGACGCTAAAAGTACCGCAGATAAGCATCAAGGCTAAGGAGGATACCCAGGTTGCTTGGGTGCTCACACTCAATCCTCACACATGGTATTGCAGAACTTATGGGGCAAAACCCACCGTGGCACAAGATGGGCCGGTCCAGGATAGTGTAGAGCCCATCCTAATGGATACATCACCTCAGGCCGCAACAGTCAACATTTGGCAATATATGAAGTTCGAGGTTGAATCCAGAGGTTACTCAGACCATCAAACGGACATCAAGGCTTACCAGGGGGCTCATAGTAGGGATAGAGGAGCAGATTATGGCATATGGATGGACAATATGTTAGGGCAAGTGGCTGATTTCAAGGACGGAACATGCATCCAGATATACGTTGGCGATGCCCCAGGGCCTTATTCGACGCTATTGGCTACATTATACACCGTCCAGAATAATCCCAGTCTGGTGGATGGTTCATTAGAAATACATGCCGTTGACGGATATGCCAAGCTGTCTGCCACTAAGAATTTTGGTTTTTGGCCCTGTTTTGATGGCTGGAAGGAGGCCGATGTCATCCGTTTCCTGGCAGGTTGCGCATATCTAGGCTTCCCTGTCTACACCAAACCTGAATTAGACCCATCTGAATATGTTCAATATCAGCTCAGCCTTGAGGATATATCTGGCGAATGGGGCACTGATCTCGGCAGGATTCCGGTAGGGAAGCCTGGGAAGGAGCGATTGATGCCCGACGAGGGCAAGAATGCCCTCGATGTGATGCGCCAGGCTGTGAAGATGGGCTCTGGAGCCGAAATATGGTTTGATGAAAATGATATTTTGCATACGGGGTGCCCATTTTGCCGCGAAAAAAGGACCCAAGATAATTACATTTACCACAATGGTACGATGTGGACAGGTGCTGTAGCAGGCAAGCCCCAATCGCTATGTAACAATACTGTCGTGAGGAATTTTTGGTCTAGGCACAGCGTGCGGCCCGCTCCTACCAATGAAGGTTGGATACATGCAGCGGCCTCACCAAGGATGAGCGTAAGCTCTTATGAGATGGCTAATCGTATTTCGATCAAGAGCACGTCACCTGACGGCACTACTATGACCGTCCATTACGTGGATTACGCATCATTGCACGACCCCACCTCTACTAGATATAAGGGGTATCCAGTTGACTACGTTGAGGACTACAACGTGGCCACTAATTACCAACAGTTGGTACAATATGCCCAGATAAAAATCTGGGAATTGACCCATCCATCTGAGTACATACAACTGACTACCCCCCTTGACGAAGACATAAAAATTGGAGATGTGATAAAGGTATATGGGGCTGAGCCATTGAACGCCAACGAGAAATATTATCGTGTTGAATCGGTCCATCACGAGTTCAATATCAGAACATTACGCAATCCACGGACCACAATTACCGCTAAGAGAATACTGGAGGATTCCGATGCCTGACCCTAGGATAATGAATGTAAATGCCAACCCTTTAGTGCCGCAGGAGGGCAGTGCCATCGTAGTCCCTCTCAATAAGATAACGTATGATGGTACGTCCTTTTCCGAGTATGTTTATTGGAGGTTGGGGCGCATTTCATTCGGCGAAAATCCACGCCTGATGGACATGCCCCGCAAAGTCCCCGTCAGAACCGGTATAAAATTGTTCTTTAGCACGCCGACTGTCACATAGAGGTGAAATACAATGGCCACACCAACTCCAAATTATGCAATGCAGGTTGACCATGTAAATGATGATATAGTTACTCCAACCGAGTTTGATAAGGTGAGGAGGATTGTTGATAATGTATTAGGCGAATTCCTCCAAAATCTGTTTGCCGACGGAGTAATTTCCGGCTGGACGATTGCAGCCACTGGCACAATTGATGCTGGCTCTGGGATGATTGATGGGGCCTATTGCAGAACCACTGCCGTTGAGACCACTTTGGCAGAGGGATTGGACGCCAGCGAGACCGATATAACCGTCACCGACGGCTCTGCTTATTATGCCGATGTGGTGTTCAGGATAGATTCGGAATTATTCCACGTAACTGACGTGAACGGAAACACACTCACAGTGGAAAGAGGATACCGAGGCACAACGGCCACAACACACTCCAATGGTGCTACGTTGAGTTATGTGGGCCATCATATTTCCAATATCTCCCCAGGCGCGAAAAATTACATATATGGTCATAAGATTGATTCATCCGCTACTTATGGGAGACCATCGTTCCGCGCCAACACTACCGGCACGAAAGCAAGTGGGGACATCTATCTTGGCTATGGTGCTGCAGATGCTAATGGAAACTTATCGGATATTGTCTGCAGTAGCCTCGATGGCTATGCTGACCGGAATTGCTACCCGTTCGAGATACTAATGATTTCCGGCACCGGCGAAGTGGCCCCGATCCCAGCCGGTACGTATGTTGATATTACAATTGACCACTCTGCAATACAGTCGTTCAAATTATTCGGGAAGATAGAGGTAACTGTAAACGAACCCGACTTTAGTGTGGAGTATCCTTATTATCCCACTGAGACCTCATTCAAGGTTAGGATAACCAACAATGGTTCCTATAGTGGGAATGTTACATATTCATGGGTTCGGAGAGGCAACATATAAAGGAGAACGATGATGAGACCACAGATAAATATAACCACTGCAAATATCGTTAGGGATAACGAAGGAAACATTATATTCAAGCAACAAGTTGCTCCTATTTTTCAGCCTAAAAAAATGAATATATTGTTAGACCCAGCAACTGCAAATGGCACTGTGGGGATAGTAAGAAATGCCGGTCTAGGAGATATTCTAATGATTACTCCTGCTATAAAGGCGCTCAAGAAACGCAGGCCGGATTTAGAAATTGATTATTGGGTTCCCCCCTATCACATAGGGCTGTTGGACCATAATCCATATTGCAATGGGAAGGCCCTCTCTGAGGGGATGGCACTCCCACCTGATAATGTATGTGATGAGTATGATCATTTCTGTATATTGAATAATTATGTTGAGATGCACCAATTGAACTTTACCATTCCCAGGCCGGATTTATTTGCGATGGCATTAGGGGTAACAATTGAGGATACCACTCCTCTTTATTACATAGAGGAATCGGAAAGGGATTGGGCGTTAGGATGGCTTTTAAGCCAAGGGCTCGATCCTAACAAGAAAACAGTGGGTATTTGTGGGCGCGGAATTTGGTTCTGGCGCTCGTGGCCCATTCGTCACATAAAAACCGCTACACTTATGCTCGTTGACGATTATAACGTTGTCATAACAGACCATAACAACCAATTTGATATAGGCGTTCCAGGGCCTATTTATGCTTGTGGATTTCCACTAAGGCAAATTGCAGCGATAATGAGCCATTTCGACGTTATGGTCAGTCCCGATTCTGGGATGTACCACCTGGCTGCTGCCCTTGGTGTTGATATGGTGGTATTGTTCAGCGCCATCAAGCCGGACTTACGGGTAAGCAAATATCATAACTTTACTGCAATCGCGGCGGGCTTGCCATGCCAGCCATGCAACAGTGATGATGGAAGACTTATGGCTACATGCGGTGCCAAATGCATAACAGAACTAGACCCATCATTGGTTGTGGCTGAGATAAAGAGGAGATTGGAAGGAAAAGCCCAAGTAAAAGAATATGTCACGCAAGGGATGCAACTCCCAGGGTTTGTGGCTAGTGGTGAAAAATTTCGTGTAGTGGGTTGACATTTTTGCCCAATTGGTGTATCATAATAGCGGGGCAGAGGTGAATTTCAAATGCCCAATGGTGTCACGTTCGATGACGTCAAAAAAATGAGCGAAGAGGAATTCAGGACATTATACGCCATGAATTACAGCGCCAACAAGGAAAGGTTCGACCGGATAGAAAGAAAGCTGGAATCCATTGATAGTAAGTTGGATGGATTAATCCAATGGAAAATATCCATGACTACTAAGATCATCGTTGTATCAGGGGCAGTAGGTGCTATTGTGTCAGTGTTGTTGCGAGTTTTGGGTGATAGATTATTTGGTCTGTAAAGGAGGTGGCATACTTTGGGTATCGAGCTAGCGGCTGGAGCGGTTGTTTCTGCACTGACGGAGATCATTGGTTCCATTACCATCGGGGGGAAGAGCCTCCCCACGTGGGCAAAATACTTGTGTGTAATCCTGCTTGGGTCTATCATTACCACCGTGCTGGTCTATGGTAACTTCACCAATGATACATTCACTAAGGCACTGGTCGCAGTCATCACCGCAGCATTTGGAACTCATGCAACAGCCAAAGCCATAACAAAGACCGCAGGATAGGGGTAGAAAATTGGATATAGAGAAGTTCAGAAATGTTGGCATCAAAAACATTTCGGTTGATGAACTTTATGACCTAGCGGTGGCGTGCGGGAGTATCCGTGCTGCCGCTAGAGTTATTAATGCATCGCAGGGATGGGTAAACGAAAAGTTACATAACTATTGCAAGAAAACCGGCAAGCCGTTTCCCGCGCACGCCCCCAGTAGCAAAGAAGATAAGGAACCTCAGCCCCCTAGTATTACATCACTTTTAAAGGCCAACACTGCCCTTCGCCGCGAAAATGAGCGGTTGCTGGGGAAGGTAGATATAATTATTGATATTCTACGGACAGAGATACAAGCATTACCCCCCGCACCTTCTCCTAAGATACACACCCCCAAGAAAGCAAAAGGAAGGGAGCAAATAGCGTCATTATTATTGGGCGATTGGCATGTAGGCGAGAAGGTCGAGTCAACAACCGTCGCAGGATTGACTGAATATAATTACGGCATATTTCTCGAAAGGGTAGACATGATCCAGAATGCGATCTATAGTATCATCGAAAAGGAGCGCACCAGTTGCCCCATTAATAGGTTGATAATAAACATCCTTGGGGATATGATAACTGGGGAGATATGCTTTGACGGCCAAGCCCAGCAAATTGATCTTGCGCTGTACCACCAATATACATTAGGGGCGCGGCGGCTTGCGCTCTTCATTAGAGATATGGCCGGATTCTTCAACCAGGTAGACGTGCGGGCCATCCCTGGAAATCACCCCGAAGGCAGGAAGGGGCAACAGAAAAAACACCCTCTAAGTAAGGAAGAAGTAGTTTTCCTGTTTATGACTGGCATGTACTTGGCCGAGCAAGATAATGTAACTTTCGTTATCAGTCCGTGTACATACATGGTGTATGAGATATTCGATAAGAAATTCTTATTGCTACATGGCCATGAGGCTCGGCGTCACATGAGGGTGCCCTATTATGCTATGGATAGACTTGTGCCTCAATTCGTGCAACTTTTCAGGATCAACTTGGATTATGTATATCTTGGGCACCACCATGTCGGCGCGGAAATCGAGCAAATGTACACGGAGAGATTTCATAATGGTAGCCTAGTAGGGGGTAGTCATTATAGTATTACTGGCCTCCAGGAGGTGTCATTCCCGCTCCAAAAATTGCATGGGATTCATCCAGACTGGGGGGTCACGTGGAGATACAATTTGAAGGCAGGTGAACCGGTTGAACTGACTCCAGATGAAAACGGTATCTATACACCAACGGTAGATGTGAAAGATTTAGGAAAACTATAAAGGAGATGAAAATGGAAAAAGAAGTAGAAAACGAATTGCGTAAGGTATTCGACGAGGTGCTCCATGATGTGTTGGAGAAGATGGAGAATACTGCCAGTAAACTCCCCCCATATACATTCACCAAGCATGATTGCGCCGCAGAGGAGCTGGATGAATATAAGGATGCCATCGCTTGGTCAATCTTGCACCTTGTGAGCCGGAAATTACACTTCAAAAACATATTCGAGGCACTCAGCCCATATTCCCCTGATAATAAGTGTTTTAGGCTAGGTGTAGATTTCGATGGGGTAGTAGTCGAGAATGGCCATTACCCTGAGATAGGGCCTCTACTCCCTGGGGCAAAAGAAACGCTACAGAGGTTGCGCGATGCAGGCTACTACATAATTATATGGTCATGCCGATGGAATCCATTTTTTGATGATGCTGATGAGCAATATGAATTGGTCAGGCAATTTCTGGATGACAACAACGTACCCTATGCCGAAATTGCGCGGGAAGGGGGGAAGATATTAGTAAACGCCTACATTGATGACCTAGCCATTGAGTTCAGAAATTGGAAGGGAGTTGAAAGACTATTCTTAAAATAGGGAGGGCCTGTTGTGGCCAACTTCAAGCGTAAGCGCTCCAGGAAATCCACCAATAGAAATTCCAAACCTGTGCAAAAAACCGGCAACGGCAAAGAGAGATATTCCTTCCGTGAGAGGCGTCGGAGAATGATATACCACTAGGAGGATGTTCAATGGCAATCCAAGTGTATCAGGAGGATATAGCCCGTGTGGCCGAAAAAGTAATTACCGCCCGCCAATCAGGGGCTAGGAGCTATACTATTGGAGAAACAGTATTCAGGCTGGATGTTGGTGGCTATTGCGCACGTTTTGTAAGGCAATGCCATGAGGCGGCGATGGGCCTGCATCCCTTCAGATGGGAATTTTGTGCCCCTGACGCCATTGAAATGGAAGAGAATCTAAGGTTGGCCCGCCATCAAGTAGAAAACGCTCAGCGCGGGGACATCATTGCATTCAATCGCAATAGCGGCCCACACGGGCATATTGGCATTTATTTGGGAAACGGCAAGGTTGCCGAGAATACCATTTCAGGCAGGAGGGGTAATCCACGCAAGCCAGGGACTAAAATTTCCCGCATAGATGAAATAGGCCGGTGGAGAATAACCGGCTTCTACCGCCCGTTACCCAATGGAGACGAAATAAGGCTTATTAATTTGGATTCGCCAGGTTATACCCAGGTCATAGAATGTAATCTATCCATAGAACAGGGAACCGCAAGGGCTGATGTCCGTCCCTTGTTAGAGGCACTAGGTTATGAGGTGATCCCCCATATAATTGACCAGAGGAAGATTTATGTGAGGAAAATTTAGCCTTTCTTTTGGCGTTTTTCTTCGCCCCAAGCCGATGTTACGGCCATGTCAATCGGCATAGAAATATGGATGAATGGCATGGGGGCTTCCATCATTTCCTTGATGATTTCCTTGGCTAGCGGTACGCTCTCTTCCAGCACCTCAAAACACAATTCATCGTGTGTCTGGAGCACTACATGAGCGTCCAACCCTTGGGCCGCGAGGGCGTACTCACACCGTAATTGGGCCACAAATACCAAATCCGACGCTCCACCCTGAATAGGGGTATTGCATGCCTCGCGCTTAGCCTTTTCTCTGCGCCATTTATCGGGGCTATTTGCACCAGGTATATGTCTTATCCTGCCAAGCGGATTTCGGACTATTCCAGTCCTCACCGCTGTCTTCCATGTATCATTCTGCCAGCGCCTTACCATAGGAAATCTACCGAGGAAATTCTCTATGAGAGCCTCCGCTTCACCAACTGTAACCCCGATGTTTTTTGCTAGACCATAAGGGGTCTCACCATATAGGATCCCGAAAACAACTGCCTTGGCCCTTGTCCGGTCACTTGGTGTTTGCTTTTCCTTTGGTATGCCGAAAACGGCTTTGCACATTTCTGCATGTATATCTTCCTGCCGTATGCTGGCAAGCATAGCAGGGTCGTTTGCTACCGCTGCCTGTACTCGTACTTCTGCTTGCTTGAAGTCAGCCTCAATAAACTTGTAGCCCTCCCTGGGGACGAACATCTTACGCTCTTCTTTGGGGACATTTTGGAGATTAGGATTACTGGAACTAAGCCTTCCTGTAACCGTTCCACCAACATCCTCATCGCGCTCGGCTTCCGCCCGCGCTAGATGGTAGTTGGTATGGATTATATCCTCGCCGATGTAACGTTGCACGTAAGTGCTGTTGGACTTTACAATGCTTCTATATTCCAATATGAGGTCTATTATGGGATGTTCTAATGCTTTTAATGTACTCTCATCGGTACTCCACCCTGTTTTAGTAGCCTTGACTGGCTGGAGCCCCAATTCATCAAAAAGTATTTCCTGTAATTGTTTTGGGGAACCGATATTAAATTCTCTTCCTGCCATAATGTAGATTTCTTTCTTTAGTTCCTCCAGCCGCGCTTTTTGTTGAACGTTGGTCTCCTCAACTGTACTTGTATCTATTCGCACTCCCCTAAGTTCAACGTTTATAAGGCTCCTTTGCATTGGCATCATTATACAACGCATGAATTTGTCTAACTTCAATTGCTTTAGCTTCTTACTAAACACTTTATAAAGCCTTATAGTAGCATCAGCATCTCTCGCCGCATAAGGCTCCAATATTTTCGGTGGAATGGAGCCGAAGTTCCTCTTCTCCTCTGGGATTTTTTTGTTGTTTTTAATGTGGCTAAACAGATCGTCAACTTCCCTCGACCATGCTGGCATCCTAGCATACCTCACCGCCGCATGCTTGAGGGAATGAGATTCGAGTTCATTAATAAGGTGATGCGCAAGCAATGTATCCCAATAGTATCCATTTATCTTCATGCCTTTGTTGCGGAGCACCTTTACATCAAATGCACCAAAATGTGCCACTTTCCTCCATTTGTAGGAGCCAAATAATTCTAATAGCCTCTTAGCAATCTCCAACTTGTCATGCTCCCCCCACACCGATTTAAATTCGCGCATAATAGGGAGCACATATCCTCTCCCAGGTTTATCCGAAAACGAAAAGCAAATAACATCTGTATCATAAGGATTAGTGCTGGTAGTCTCCAGATCAAATGACCAGATTTTGGAGCCATAGAGCACATTCCACAAGTCGTCCAACTTATCGTGGGTATCAATGATTATTACGTTGGTGTCAACTGTTTCTACTTTTTTGCCGACCAAAAAATCGCGCAAAGAACGGATACCCACCATAAACTCCGGTATATTACCTGGATTATGTAGGCAAGCAGATGGATGAATTATGGGGAGGAGCATACAGTCAAATTCTTCGTTGTATTCCCATATCGCATTGGCCTTATTTATACCGGTCCTGCCGGTCAATGTTTGATATGCAACGGCACCGAAGGCCACAATTGCCTTGCGTGGATACTTTCTGATGACCTTCTCCAGGTATTCCCTGCACGCATTGATGGTAGCAGTTGTAGCCTTGTAATTTTCGCCGCCAGGAAAGCACCTCGTAGCATTCGTAACCAAAAATGACTTCCTATCAAGTCCTACAGATGCTAATGCCTTATCCAGAAACTTACCGGCAGGACCTGTAAAAACCCTGCCGGTCTCGTTTTCCGTTTCTCCAGGCTCCTGGCCTACCATCACAATATCAGCCTTGGCGGGGCCAGTGTCCTTTACCTTTCCCTGTAGCCCCAAATGATTCAATGGGCAGTCATTACATCCCATTAACGATTCCTACCTTTACGCCCACCTTTGGGCGGATTGCATCCTCCTCGGCCTCTATTGGCCCCTACGCCTCTTCCACTGCCGTCTTTCTTTGGAACGCCCTTTTTTGATTTGGCCATACTCTATCACCTCCCATCATTTAAGGCCCTCTCGATTGCTTGGATAATTTGCTCCTTAGATCGAGACCCCACAATCATCTCGGCCACGTTGCCGCTCTTAAGAAGTAACAATGTCGGGAGGCTCCTAATACCAAAGCGTGTGGCTAGCCTTGGATTGTCATTTACATCTACCTCCCCGACCCTAAGTCGCCCACTATATTCATTAGCGATAGCCTCTACGATAGGGGCAATTATTTTACATGGCTTACACCAATCCGCCCCAAAGTCCAAAAGCACCGGCTGTTTCGATTGAATAACCTCCGATTCAAAGTTATCAGTTGTAATCGTGATGATGTCAGCCATTTACTTGCCCCCGTTTCAAGCCCGAATAAAATCAGAAATCAAATTTGGTGTAGCCATATCAAATCCCACCACGTCCAACATACCAGCATCGTTAGGATCAGCAATTGAAAATCCTGTGCTGGTCATAGCTACCACAATTAATTTAGCAGGGATGCCTGTCTCTCGGCGATATTTCTGCAATGCTTGGCAAGGATGAATGTCACCTGCCCATGTTTCATTATCGGTATAAATGACAAACGCATCAATCTCCAAGCCATCCTTGAGCGCGGACAGCATGGGCAAGGCACAATCAGTGCCACCCCACGGTATATCCTCAATTTGACGAATAACATCATCAAGCCGTTGCCTGCTACTTATGCTAACCGGCACTAAGAGGGAATCCTCCCACCAATTAGAAGGCCCGCTAGCAAAAGCCGTCACAATAGAATTAAGCTCCACCCGTTGAGTAACCAATGCCATAGCAGCAGATGCCCCCCTGGGGGTTAGGTTAGGAATACCACTAACACCCGCAGCCCCCATAGAGCCTGATACATCCAATGCCAACATTATCCGTTTATTCGTAGGTTCTACATTACCAAATGCCATGTAGAATGCTCCATCAAGAGCATCTACAATAGACGCTATAGGTGCCCATCTCAATTTCCCACGAGCTCCCTGACCGGATTTATATGTAGTCAATGCCGCCAGCACGCCGATAGGATGCACCCGTGCTCTACGGAGTGCCGCTTCATCAGATACCTTTTCAATTACCTTTGACGTTACACTACTCAGTGGTTTGAGTGCCCCATTTGCCGTCATGCGCCCCAAATTGCGGATGAGCGCGGTGAGTGGCATATTGGGCACTAATGCTTGCCAAACATCCGGAGAGTTAATTACATCACCAGGTACCATCTCCCAAGTAACCCACGGATGGTTATTAATTATTCTTATTGTTTCCTTGGGATTTCGCGCTTTCTGGAGAGCCTCGAATACTTTGATAGTTTCGGGTAGGTCCTCAGTGCTCTCGTGCTGAGTAACCCAATGGAACAACGCATTTAATGCGGGATCAATTGCCTTCGGATGGGCTAATCTCAACAAATCCCTATGAGTCCAGCCATATCTTTGGCGATATTTGACTATTTGGTAGGCAAGTCTCTCAACTTCCTTATCAGTATACCATCGGGCTACTGCCCGTCTAAGGCTCCGCCCCCAGCCACGAAACGACTCTACTGCATCTGCAAATTGAAAGATATGGGTTCCGATACGGCATACTTGTGGGAGCGCATCCAATGCCGCCTTCTTGGTCTTATCATCCCCCATACCTGCAGCCATCGCTAGCACAAAGATGGCAGCGTCATTTTTAGGTGCTCTGCCCTCCTCACTGATTTCAACGGTTCGATTAACTACTCGTTGCCCGTCTGCTTGTATGCACCGCAGGACCGCCTGGGCATTATCCTTGGTGAATTCATGCTCACCCACATAGTAAGTACCACCCTCACTTCCCAGAATCAAAAAGCGGTCAAGTCGGACCCAATCATCAACCTCAAATACATACCCACCCGCATCGTTTACTACCTGAGACTTACCTGGGATCGGCTCTGATTGTGGGGTCTTTTGGGTTTGGAAGTGCTTTGCGTACCGCATGTTCATCTCTCCTTAGATTTTAATTCTGGGCAAGGGATGCGATGCGGAGTATTGCCCCCATATTGGGCTAGCAAGGCATATACCTTGCAGGAATCGAACCTGATAACCACATCGCTCCGGCCCAGAAAATTTAGTGCTTAATGTCGGGCAAGGGATGTGGGGCGGAAATTCGCGCTCTACCATTGAGCTACTGGGGAGACCCCCAGACGGGACTCGAACCCGCAACCACGCCATTCCAAGTGGATAACCGCCCCACTCCGGCCCGACAAACATAGGGTTCTGGATAAGTAAACGGGTAGCCGAGTGCTCTTTGTCCTAAAGATAACGGCTCCCCTCCGACCCAGAACACCAAAATTTCAATGCTATCGTAGTCTACACCAATTTGGGTGGTTTGTCAACCCCTTTTACCAACTTTTTTCGGGGATTTTTTCGGGCTGTGGGGGTTGACTTTTGGGGTGGTGTGTGGTATACTGTTTTCCCCAAAACCTTACCGGTGCGCTTGCTATCGGCAATTACTAACCAAAAGGTGATGCAGATGTATGCACAGGCAGTACAGGAACCCCCCCAACTAAGACCCCAAAGCACCACGTCCAAAGGATTCACCGCAGTGCCTTATGAATTTCCTCAGCACCTGATGACACAACTGACTCCGGTTGAACTGAAGGTATGCCTTCTGATTATTCGTGATAGCATTGGCCGCAATCGCGAATACACAAAAATCCGGCCAAAAGAAATACAAAATATATTAAATGAATACAGCATAGGCACCATATACAAAGCATTAGGAAGGCTAAAAAAATCCGGCATCATAGAGAAGAAAGGAACAGGCTACAGACTATCACCATCAATAGTGCCTCCTGGCACAATTCCACTTCAATTCATAAAGGTCCCCGATTCATTCTTTGATGTTCTGCACGAGTTCACTTACAGCGAGATAAGACTCCTGCTAAAAATATTCCAAATATTCGACAATGGCGAATACCGCCCGATGCCGATGCGCCGATTAGCAAAATATTGCAACACGGCTCTTGCCACGGTATGCGGGGCAATGATGCGGCTGAGGGAAAAGGGCATCATCTTTCCAGAAAATCCTGATAGATGCTCTACAGAGCCTTTTAGATATTCTCGTCAGAATATTTATATTGCCCTCGCAACATATTGCAAATTACATCGGGAGAATACCATAATCAGGGAACTAAATAATTCAAATCAATCTGAAAACAATTTATATGAAAATAATTCAGGGTCATTTCAGTATTATGAATTTGGTACTGAGGCGAACGCACCTAGCACTCAGACGAACGCAATTTGGTACTCAGACGAACGCAATTTGGTACTGAGGCGAACGCACCTAGACGGAAATTCGGGCCAGGAAGCCCCGTCATTACTGGGCTCTTCAATATTTTGCAGTTTCCCCTTAAACAGTTCTTTTAAACAGCTTTTAAACACTAGTTCTCGCGCTTCGGAACCCTTTAGCGGATACGGCTCGCTTTCGGGTTCCTCGCGCAACTCAGCGCTTTGCGCTAACGACTTTGCTGAAGGGAAAATAAATATTGAAGGGAAGATAAATATTGAGGGAGGAATAAATATGTTGAACCCAAAGGTATTCGTCTCAGATGAGAATAAAAAGAAAAGTGTTGTGCGCCCGCGCCAAAATAATAAAAATTCTTCTTGGCGCGAAAAGACACGTTATACTATGACCCCAGCCGACTGGCTGGATGCCTTCACTGATCTGGTGAAGGAAAAATACGGTAAGAATGTCCCACATTCCGACCGAGTGCAGGTCCCCCAGGTGAGGAGATTATTGGCCGACCACGGCCCCGATTTGTTTGCGAAGGCGTTCAACTTCTATATTTTGAACTTCAAGGGTAAAAAATTGCGGGATAGAAGGGTCCCCATAGACGAGCAGACGAATGCTCCTTCCCTGCGGATTTTCTTGTCCGATTATTACTTCGGGCATATTTTGGAGGCCGCATGTGGTAATGATTAATGTTGTTCCGATTCGGGATGTTAAGTGTATAGACGATGCTGTCGGAAAAATTGTGTGTGGTGACTGTAGGGAGTTGTTTCCCAAGTTACCCGAAAAATCAATTGGATTGGTTATTCAGGACCCTCCTTACGGTGATGTGCTTGATGTTGATTGGGATGACAGGTCATCATTCAGGGAAGTGCAGGAGATGCTTGCGCCTAAATTGTCGGATAGAGCCAGCATCTACACATGGTGTGGTATAGGGGAAAAGAGTCAGTCGTTGATTGATTTCTTTATTATCTTGCGCGAATTTTTCCATTTCAAGGACCTAATAACTTGGAAAAAACGGCGCGGAATAGGGATGAGAAAAGGATGGTTGTATGCAAGAGAAGAGATATTATGGCATGTCGTTGACAATAATAAGTTTGTTTGGAACACCAAATATCAATATAGTGATGAACCAAACCAATTTTCGGTTGGGATGTCCGGTTATAGATGCAAATCCAAATTCAAAAGAATCCCTAATGTGTGGACCGATATACCAGAGAAGCTGGTACATGGGATAAAGCATCTCACACCAAAACCCATTGAAGCACTGTTGCGTATGATTCGGGTTCATTATTTTGAAGGCTGTATTGTATTGGACCCGTTTGCCGGTAGCTTCAGCACGGCTGTTGCATGTGAAATGTTGGGGGTGCCTTGGATTTGTTGCGAGATTAACAGAGATTATTGTGAAGTAGGTTTAGAACGATTGGCAGATAGTAATAAGCATTTATTTACCGCAGAAGGGGGAGCAACGTGGAGCCTAAAATCCCACACGATATAGGGGCAGAACAGGCATTTATCGGTTGTTGCCTTGAGCATAGACCTGCTCTTATTGCAGGGTTGCAGAATCTTTCTCCGCGATTTTTTTACGACCCCGCGCATAAGGATATATGGAAGGCTATCCAATCATTGGCGGCGCGTAGTGTTGATGTTAATAAGGATACCCTCGCCGCTGAATTGGAGCGCACTGGTAAATTAGCGGCAGTGGGGGGAAAGGTTAGGATCGCCCAAATACTCAAAGCGGTAATCAACCCCATTGAGTACGACGGCCTGCTGGATATAATTATTTCGCGGGGAAGAAAGAGGATGGTAGGCGAGGTCGCCCAGAAGATTATTGATAGAGTCTATGAAGGAGATTCCAACGCAGATGAAGATATTGAATTTGGAATTTCACAACTGTCATCGTTGGTAGACCCCCATGAAACCGACATTGAATTGTTCAGGGATGAAAGCGCCATCTCTTATTATATGGCGAGAAGGGAAAAGAAGTTTGGTGTCGAAACCCCCTGGGATACGTTTAATGATGAAATCGGCCCCATCCCACCTGGTGGTATATTAGTGTTGATAGCGCCCCCTAAGGTGCGGAAAACTTTTTGGGCTATTCAATTTGGTATAACAGCAAATAATGCGGGGAAAAATGTACTCTTCATAAATCTCGAAAATCCACCCGATATGGTAGCCGCCAGAGCACATGCGCTCAAATTTGGGCTTAGATATTCCGAATTGCGTAGAGGGGATCTTGCCTCTGAGAATGACTTTACTGGTTGGTTGGACCAAATAAAAAATTGGTATGGCAAGCAATTCATAATTTCGACGCCAGACATGCGAGATGGAACCCGAAAAGCATTGCAGACCAAAATTGAGCAATACCGCCCAGACTTGCTCATAATAGATGGCCTTTATATGGCGGAATATTTGGATAGGAGCGAATGGTCGGAATTACTTGAACGCTATAGGTTCCTGCAGGAATTGGCATTGCGATACCAAATACCTATTTTGTCTACCCACCAACTCACTAAGGAGACATGGCAGCCAGGTACGAGACCATCTTTAGGTAACATTGCAATAGGCAGTTATATTGCGTGGTTTGTTTTCGCTATGGTTGGCGTGTATAAAATGGTAGATGATTGGTGGGATGATGAATATGGGTTCACGGTGATGTGCTCTAGGGAAGGTAGGCCGGTAGAATGGTTTTGTGATTGGGATTTGGATCCCCCGAAATATGTTGAGCGTAAGACGCCCCGCCCAAGGGAGGCGGGAAGCGAACTACTATAGGTGGGCAATAGGTTGAGTTTCCACGGTAAATTATACCCATATCAAGTGGAGGATGCCACCAAGATGCTAAGGCTTGGCAGGTGCCTTAACGCATCGGAGGTAGGCACAGGGAAAACCGTTGAGTCGGCGGCTGTGTTGGATACACTCTTCTCAAAGGGATATGCAAAGCGGGCACTGATTTTGGCTCCTCAGATTGATGTGCTTTTTCAGTGGGAGAGGATATTGTCAGATATGACGGATCTTTCGATTGCAGTGCTTGATGGTACTCCTCCTGAGCGCAAAAAAATCCTGCAATCGGAACCACCAGTCATTATTACTAACTTTGCCAAGTTGATGACGGTTGATTGGGATCCAATAAGGTTTATAGATTGGGACGTGGTGATTGTTGATGAATGCCAACGCGGGCTGGCGGATTATAGGACGAAAACGAACCGTCGTGTGAGGGCGTTACCGGCTAGATTCAAGTATGGCCTCTCTGCGTCGCCGATTTTGAATAAGGCTGAGGATTTGTATAATATAATGTATTGGATTGACAAGAGGATATTGGGCCCGTGGCCCGATTTTGAACGCAGGTACATAATACGCGGTAGGTTCAAGGAGATTAAGGCGTACAGGAACATGCACGAGCTTCATCGGAGGGTGTCGGATTACATTATACGCCGCACATTTGATGATATTGAAGACCAGAGGCCGGAATTGACGGAGGAGGTGAGGCTGGTTGAATTGCGGCGTGACGAGATGGACATTTATAATTATTGCGCCCGCGAGTTGGCCGCACAAATCCGCACTGCGCTCAAGAAGTGCCAATCTCGCAAGGTATTATGGCGTACAGAGGGGCCTATCTTCAGGGCTTATGTGGCCGCACGGCAGGCTTGCGTGGATTGTCGGCTATTGGCGGACACCGGCAGTCAATTCAAAGTAAACGTCCCTTCGGATACGCTATCCCAGCCTGGGTCCAAGGCAAAATATCTGGAAAAATTGTTGGCGAGCGGGTTGACTAAGGAGGGTGATTGTGGTATACTTTGCTTTAGTCGGTTTGCGGGTGTGCTCCCTTTGTTGGCCGAAAAATTTGGAGGGCTCGAATATCATGGGCAGATGCCCAAGAAAAAGAGGACCGCCAACCTCCAAAAATTCCGCGAGGAAGGAGGAATCTTGTTCTCAAGCGATGCAGGGGAAGTAGGGCTTGATTTACCAGGGGCCCGATATGTTATTCATTTTGACCCTGCATGGCATCCGAGCGGCTCGTATCAACGTACTGGCAGGATAAGGAGGGCATCGTCTAAGTACAAGCACGTCCATGCTATACATCTTATTGCCGCCGGTACGGTCGAGGAATATATTATGAGGCGGAGCTTCAAAAAGGGGAAGGTCTCGGAAGGGATACTTGATGGCGGGGTTGACAGTGTTGATTTTGATAGTAGCCTTCTGAGGTTTTTGGAAAGGAGAGGATAATGGAGCCAGCAACTGTTTCCATGAGGGTTGTGATGACGTTTCAACCAGAGGCGTATAACAGCCTCAGCGTTGAGCTGGGTGGGAATAATTTGCCTTTGAACCCCAGCAAGGAGCAAATAAATGAGGTCAAGAAATCGTGGGCCGCCTACTATAAGATAGCGGGGCAGGAGATCACGAAACTGGGGCGGGAGGCATTGGCCGACTGGCGTGACGTAAAGCACGAGCACGAAGTTGAACAGGCTAAGGTTCAACTAGAAACCAAAAAGGAAATTGAGGAGATGAGTCAGGATGGGTAGATTCAAGCAAGGATTAGACCAGATAGTGGAAGATGGCGAGAAAAATTTTGCGGGTAGCCCGAGGTGGGGAGTAGTATTACAGCCCCATCCAGGTGCTGTAGCGCGAGTTAGGCTCATGGAATTACCTTGGTCTGTCCAGGTCCACTACATGTACTTGACGGGCAAGGGTACCCATTCGAGGGCATGTTTGGCCGATGACCAAGGCACAATATGCCCTTATTGCCAGAAATTGGGTAGCCCTAAGGTGCGGGGGATAGCCAATGTGGTTGTAAAGGAAATAAAGTCAGATAACCAATATGAGCAGTGGGATACGCCCTGTGTCAGGCTAATGGACGAGTCTGCCACATTTTGGCAGGAATTGAATGAGCAACTTATAGTGGAAGCCGAGAAGCAATTCCCTACGCTCTACGAGAAGGCAAGTGCATTAGTGAGGAAGTCTATTGCGTCAGGTAAAGATATTTCTGAGTCAACACGACAGAAATTGGCACAGAAAGGGCTGGAGATCACAAGCAAGAACGAAGTGCGTATAAATCCATTGAGTGTTGACTTGAGGTTGCAACGTACTGCCAACAGGAGTGGGGGCAAGAAATGGTTCCTCACTGTTATGAATGTTTCCGGCTATGATATTTCGGGCTTTGAGCCTATTCCACTTGATACCATTTTACCCGAAGAGGATGAGGCTACGGCCAAAGCCAACGCAACTATAGCCGTTGACCCGTATGCCAATCGGGGCAAGGGGCGCAAGGACGTACCTGCGAATGCACCCGATACAAGCGATATTTCTGACGTAGACGAGCTGGACATTGATGAGGCTGAAGTGGAGGAGCCTGTGCCGGAATTACCGGCTGAGGAACTACCAGACGAGGAATTGGATATAGACGAGGACATTGATGTAGATGATGCGGATGTGGAATTGGAACTCGATGAGGAGTAGTTATGATAGATGATGCTGTTGCGTTGATACAAAAGAAAATGGGCAAGGGGAGGATTTGCAAGGCATCCGAATTGCCCCCAGAGCGAAGACTCCCCACAGGCTCTCTTTCGCTTGATTTGTTCACTGGTGGATGGGTGTTAGGGGGGTTCCATTTGTTTGTGGGTGCCCCTGGTGCGGGAAAAAGTTCCTTGGCCTATGCCGCTGCAGCTAACGCCGAGAAGTTGGGCCTCAAGTGGGCTATCGTGGATGTAGAAGGCTCACTGAGCGAGCAGAAGATGGGGTATATAGGGCTAGAGGATGGAGTTGTTTCCCGCCCAGAAAATCTGGAGGAAGCAGCCGATATAGCCAACATTCTGGTCAGAAGCGGGGAGTTTGGGGTGGTGATTTTTGATTCCATTGAAGCCCCCGCTACTATGGATGAGTTGGATATATCTAAGCCCCTGGAAGGTAAGCAATATCCTGTTGGGGCTATGGTGACGAACAGGCTATGTAGGCTGATATGCTCAGGATTAGCACCGGCTGCAGATGGAACCCCCAACGAGACGTGTGTGATTGTTATTAATCAACTACGGGAATCCCTCTCCCCATTCAAGAAAAATCGGCCCCCGCGAGGGCTAGGCCAACTCTATCATAATACGTTCCACGTTGAGCTGAGCAGGATAGGCAAGATGGAGGTCACAGAAAAAGCGGGAGGAGAGAAAGTCAAGCGAGTTGTCGGGATCCAAACGCAATGGCATATACCAAAGAGTAAGAGGTCTGCCCCTTTTCAGAGGGGCGTTTTTGGCCTGTGGACTGATGAGACGTCTAATGGGCTATTCAAGCCATGTCAGATTGACGTTGAGGGTGAAATTTTGTTATATGGGCAGGTTTTCGGCTTTATCAAGAGACGAGGAGCGATGTTTGAGTACGGTGATATTACCCTTGGTCGCGGTGAATTCGCGGCGAAGAGTTTTCTGAGGGAGAATAAGGAAGTAAGGGATGAAATTGAGCGGAATATCAGAGAGGAAGCGGTTGTCGCTGAAGAAAGAAAGAAAAGCGGCAAAGAAGATAAAGGGCAGACTGACCCCAAGTAGCGGAAGCATCCCAGGGTCGGCTGGGGATTATTCCAAGGGGACGTTGCCTATTGAGCACAAGTACACTAACAGGGTGAAATGGGCACTGGAGAGGGTGGTTATAGATAAGATACGCAAGGAGGCCATCCAAGTGGGGTCTGCTTGGTGGGCCATTCATGTCCAATTCACTCATGGCATAAAGGGGGATGACGAGGTATTCATAATCCCCAGGGAAATGTTTGAGGCCATGATTGATTTAGAGGAGTGATGGGGTGGACTTTTGGAGTGCGCGAAAAATCGCCGAAAGGGAACTAAGAAAAATAGGCAAGATCCCGCTGAAGGATATGTCCCATCCGTTTTGGGAATACGTAGATGTCGCCATCCAAGCGGCGCTGAAAAATTGCGGCAAGGAAGAGTTCCTCGAAAAAACCACGGTATTCTTCCTCGACCCCATGAATACTATTGATTTTGCTATCGCATATAGATTGAGAAAAAGGAGGGCAACGGATGTCTGAGAATGTTAGATTGGCAAGGCAGGTAAGGGCTATGTGGCGGGATGTACGGCGACTTAGGGTGGAATCAGTGGTGCGGTTGGGGGCATGCGGGGAGCACTTAGACCTTATGCTTAAGTTATATGGTGTGGTTCGTGCGCTTGATGACTTAGCTGAGGCTATATATAACCTAAGTTATGCTAGCGTTGGGTGGGACTTTAGTGGGGCCGTGCTTAGTGATGAAGTGGACTCACATTCCGTGGCTGAAATTACTAACTTGCTGGACAAACTGAGCAAAGGATGGGAGGAGAAAGATGATACTGGGGCAGATGCTACAGCCCCACGTAAGAGGCCAATGCGTGGGAAACCTATCCATGTGGGTATCTAAACTGAGGAGGGGTAAGGGGGATGCTATGTAGGACCTCTCCCTCCTGCCACAAAAAATGAAAAGGAGTGCATTGTGATATTTCCATCGGTTAGGTATGAGTCGGATGGGTTCATTTTGTGTGAGGGGGATTCGTTTGCATTGTTGCCCCAATTCCCTGCGGAATATTTTGATATGATATGTACCGACCCACCTTATTTTATTTCTAAGAAAGGGCATAGTATTCATAGAGGGGCAGGGAAATTTACCGATGGGGGGTAACATAACGGGTGACTTCGGGGAATGGGACTATGCTGGTAACCCCGAAAATGCCACCCAACGTTGGTTGGAACTTGTTGACCATTGCTTGAAGCCTGGTGGGGCTATAGCCACCTATTATAATCGGTATCGCTTAGAGCATGTTATCAGGCCTCTTGAAGAGCGGGGATATATTGTTCGTAATATAGTGGCTGATTGCAAAACAAATCCTGCCCCGCAGGCGAGAAAAGTAGCGTGGCAAGTAGGGTGGGAGGCCATAGTTATTGCAACGAAAGAAGGAGGCAACCCATATCAATGGGAAGAGGGCCAGTGTAAAGATTGGTTTAGTCATCCGGTGATGTGGGGAGGTAGAAAAAAGCGCAGGCATCCTACTGAGAAGCATATAGATACCGTTTCTGCATTGATACGTTGGTGGAGTCCTAAGGGAGGACTTGTGTTGGACCCGTTTCTTGGTACTGGTACCACTGCTGTTGCTTGTAAGTTGTTGGGGAGGAATTGTGTTGGCATTGAAAGTGATAGCCATTGGTGTGATGTTGCAATTGAAAGATTTAAAGAATTAATATCTTCCCCCGCATTGCCCTATGAAACCGAGGTAATGTTATTAATATGAAAAAGAGCATAGGGGCCGCTTTGGCCGAGATGACTACCAAGCCCGTCCCAGATGTTGATACTGCTGCCATAGCAAAATTTGTGCTTGATAAGCTGGAGGCTTATTGTAAAGCTGAGGTGCGTAAGCCCCAGGAAAAAGTGTCAGGCATACGCGCCAGCATGGTATCGGATTGCCCCAGGAAGATAGTGTATTCTCTTATCGGGGCGGAAGAAAATCCTGTTGGAAATGCAGATGATTTCTTTAATTTTGCTATGGGCAATAAGCACCATGATTTGGTAGAGGAAATCCTGCAGAAGATTTTTCCGTCGTGTAAGGTTGAAAAGCGTATAAGAAAGGACAACGTGACAGGGAAGTTCGATGGCCTTATAACGCTCAAGACCAGTAAAGGTAAATTCCGTGTTGTAATTGAGATAAAAGGTTTGAAAAATGAAACGTGGACGAGATGTAAATTATATGGTGTGAAGGAGGCCACGCCTTACTATTATGACCAAGCACAACTGTATTGTCATCTCCATTCCGCCGATTTTGTAGTATTCCTGATTTTCAATAAAGGTGATTCCTGGAAGCGGTATGCTGAATGCGTTGCCAGGGATGACACCCACATTAAAAAACTCCTCACAAGAATAGCAAAAATTAAAGCCCATGTTGCTAATGGCACACTACCAAAAAGGGAATGTGTGAAGAGTACCGATTACAGGGCAAGGCGTTGCCCATATAGAAAGGTATGCTTTGGGCTTCGGAAGTGAGGTAGAGATTGATGTCGGCTAAGAAGTCTGTTCCTACCATCCCTATTGTAGGGGAAGATAAAGAGATACTTGACCTCTTTCATAGCGTGTGCAGGGAGCCGTGGAAAGTGCCCGATTTACCACTCCCGCTATTGCGGCAGGTTCATGCGTTTGTGGGTGCGTGGGCGTCTTATCTTATGGTGCGTGTGGGGGATATAGAGGCTCGCGTAAAAACATTGGAGGCCGATCTGGAAATAAATGAGGCTATGGCATATACTGAATCGGGCAAGAGTGGCATGGAGGCAAGGAAATACGCTACTGCCGCTGTAGCATCTATCAAGCGGGAATTGGCAGAGGCCCAGGCGGAATTGGCACGGTTCAGAGGAAGGCTCGGTGCGTTCCAGGGATGGGAAAGCAGGTTGAGCAGAGAAGGGAGTCTACGAAAAATCGAGCCAGGAGGAAGCTAGTGTGATTGACGATGCCGATTTGATCTCCGTATTCGATACGTTGGTGCGCAATAAAGGGACGTGTTCCCCTGCACACGCCAACGAAGTGATTAATAAATTGCTGAAAGGGCAGGATATAATAGACGTAGAGAATTTTCTTTTGAGATATGCATTTGTAATGAAATTACCAACAGATATAATACAGATGATGATGAGTTTTTGCCATCTGGCTTACCTTGCCGGATTTATCGCCGGAAGAGAATCCTTTATGCTAGGCGAAATTGATGAATTATCGTCAGATAATTGAACAAATTCCTATTGTAGATGTCATTAGTAAATATTGCACCCTCAAGCGTGCGGGCCGAAAAGAGGTCCGCACTGTTTGTCCATTCCATCCCGATTCTAACCCCAGTCTTTATGCCAACCCAGCTAAGAATGTCTGGCATTGCCACGGATGTGGCAGAGGCGGTAATGTTATTACATTTGTATCTGAAATTGAACGTATACCATATCGGGATGCCGCGTTGCAATTGGCAGAACAGTATGATATTCAAATAGTAGATATGTTCGATTTTTTTCGGGCGGAAAGGCGATGTTTAGTTGCTACAAAAATTTTTTATTCGAGAATGTTGCATGCCCGCCTAGCGACATGCGTAATGGACTACGTCCTAAACAGGGGTATACGACCAGATATAGTCGAGAAATTTGAGTTGGGTTATTCACCCGAACAAATAGGGATAAAAAAATATCTACATAAATATAATATATCGTGGCAAGTTGCTGAGAATGTTGGGTTGCTCAGCAATAATAGAGAGGTATTGAGGGGGAGGATCATCTTTCCCATATATCACCAGGGGCAACTTGTGTCTTTTGCGGGCCGAAAAGTTCGTGGCAACGGCCCCAAGTATCTTAATCTAAAAAATACGGAGATATTCGATAGAAATTCCGTTTTATACGGGATGAACAGGGCTTACGCCAGTTTCCGCAAGAGCGGGGAAATATACATAGTTGAGGGGCAGATGGACGTGCTTGCTATGCACTCTATCGGGATCGAGAATACCGTGGGGCTAATGGGCACTTCATTTTCCGCAGAAAGGGCGGCGCAACTTTCTGGAGCGAAGAAAACAACTATAGTGCTAGATGCTGACCAAGCAGGTTCTAACCGGCTGAGGGAAATTGTATGTACACTTGAGGATTATAATCTCAATCCGCATATTGTGTTGTTGCCATCAGGCGACCCTGCGGAGAATGCACTGAAGGATTCAGGGGGGTTTCTCCGAATGTTGTATAACGCTTCCCCTGGATTTTTGCACCTTCTCCATATCGCGAAAAATGCCGAGGATATGTCAAGGTTACTTGCCAGGATTAGGAATCGCCTCCGCCGTAGCGAATGGGTAAGAGTTGCGGCCAACATAATGGGAGGCGGAGAGCGCATAGAATCCATTTTGGAGGCGGGGGCGCTCAGATTTTCGGCTGGCAAGGAGTGGGTCGAAATCACTGAGACCAACGGCAGGGAAGAATTGGAGAGGAGGGTATTGGGAAGTGTGAGCAGGGACTTTCGGTTGCGGAAAAAATTGATAGGTGCGCTTCCCTTCTATAAAGGGAAGCGCACCTTGAGGTTCTTCACTAATCCGAAGCTCGCCAAGGCCGTGATAATGGGCGGGGAAGCGTTGGATATTTATTCCGCGAACTTCCCCGCCGACCTTGAGCGGCTCCGCGTGCTGATGGAGCGTGACAGCAAGGCCGCTGAGCTGGATGAGTGGGCGGCGTCGGATTAGAATATGGCTAACTTGCCGGCAGGCTCCTCGAAGTACTGCACCCGCTTGGTATTGCTCGTCCACGGGATGCGCTTGACTGCGCCATTGTCGAGGCGCAGGCCACAATTGATAAACCTGCCGTAAGCCCGCACATCCGGCTTGCGCGGATTTTTCGGCGAAGGAAGAACCACCCCCACATATTCCTTCTTCGTCTTCATGTCCACTACCTTGATCCTGTCATTTACCTTCGGATACCCATGAATCTGCATTATACATCGCCTCCTTCTTCATCATTTTGCATGGGTTGCCTACGATAAATTCGCGCCCCCGAAAGGCCTATTATATGTGTCGGTTCCTCCTCATTTATATCTGCCCACACGTAGAGCACAAATTCCCCATTCTTGGACTCAAGCCATATTTGGCTACACACGAAGTCGTCGTCCAATGCGTACATCCCGTGTTCAGGCAGGAAAAACCCTATCCCATTCTTTGTAGATTGGACAATTACTTTTGTGGCTTTGTCTGTGATGATGTCATTTATCTGTTCTTTTTGGAGTTTTTGTGTTGCCATTTACATCGCCTCCTTTATCTAATCATCGAGTAGCGGCATTAGAAGATATATGTATCCGGTGTCATTTGGGTCAGCCCCCTGGATGAGCACCGGCTTATCACTACCATCGAATTGGAATTGGATACGTTCTGTATCAAAACTCTCTACTGCGTCGAGCAATTGATAATCAATGAACGCTATCTTGAATGGTTCGCCCTCGAGCTCGATTCCACCTAAACTCCCACTGACGCTCCCAACATTAATGTCATTGATCTCGGCGGATAGTTCCCCAGGGCTTATGCTGAGGTGTATGTGGCTTGCCTTGCTCCCCCAGGCGTTTTTTAACCGCCCAATCAAGCATTGTAATTTCTCCCTGTCTGCTACGACGCTTTGTCCTCCCTCCCGTTCGATTACCTTCTGGATTATTTTGTCAACATTCGGATAGACGAGGGATGTTCGCGACTCACCGGTATAATAACGCGCCCAAGCAGTTACATTACTAAATTTGGTTAGCATGTGGGCATCCCCGAATGCCACTGCAACAGGGCCGTTGCTTATGGATTGCACCAGGAACTTCATGCCTCGTGTTGAGATTAGAGCAGGTTTCATGTCATCATGGCAATTGTATTTGATTGCTATATCAGCAAGCCTCCATGTATCGGTGGTGACAAATTCTAATGATTCACCTGCTGGCCTTATATAGACGGTTTGCAATATAGGTCGTGTTTCATCAGTAGACGCCGCGTGGAGTATGCGTTTTATGGTCTGTTTGAATAATGCCCCATCTAGTGTATTCGCATCAGATTGGGCATCAAACAACGAATCATTAAGCAACTCATCGTGTGGTTTAGGGTATTCGTCTGTTGGGTAACAATTTAGGTTGAGGTGAATCCCTTCTGCGCTGGTCTTGAGCGTATATTCCCATGTGTCAGATTCTAACGTGATTGGCACCTTCGGCATCTTTTTGAGAAACGTTTTCATTTGCTTTATGGGAACTACGATGGGGTCTAGTTCTCCTTCTGCGGGAATTTTTGAGATTGTGCCTATCTCAAGGTCGGTCGCAATTATCCTCAGTACCCCATCCGTGGGTTGGTCGAAGAGGGCATTGCTGAGAATAGGCAGAGATGACTTTTTCCCCCGGCATTTATCCGCAAGGGAAATGGCCTGGAACAGATCATCACGACTGACTATCATCTTACTCATTTTACCGCCTCCTTTATTTGCCTAATTGCACTTCGCGGAGCATAGCAATATCTACGTCCGCGTACAATTGTGTGGTGATGGGGCTTGCGTGCCCTAATTGCTTCTGGACGTGTAGCGTGCTTGCACCTCTCCTGAGCATCTCCCTTGCACAGGTGGCCCTGAGGGCATGGGTGGAAAATTCATGGCTATCCCACCCTTCGATCTCGGCTAACCGCGCAGCACGCTTGAAATGCCTCCTGGCAGTCTCGTAACTGGCTTTCCTGCCATTGATTTGTATAACATACCCCTGGCCGAACCAAGGTAATTCGCGCAACATGCGCTCGATATTTGGGGGCAACGGGACTGTCCTATCACCTGTTTTTGCCCCGATGATGTCAATGGTCTTTTCCTTCCAATTAATATGCTCCCACTTGAGGCTCAGCACCTCGCTTATCCTGAGGCCACAATATGTTTGTATCGCAAACGCTACATTAAATGGTGGCTCGGCACATTGTATAATTCTCTCGGCTTCCTCCAGTGTTGGATAGTGCTTTCGTCTTTTCGACTTCTTTGTGGCTACCAATTTTGCTGTGATGGGCTTGTCTCTGTAACCGTTTTCAACTGCCCACTTGGAAAACATTTTCAACGAAGTCAATCGCCTGTTGGTAGTGGCAGGAGAAAATCCTGCCCGCTTCAGCCATTCTATGACTTCGTCATTGGTGATTTTGTCGAGTGGCCCAACGCTCCGCTCAACGAGAAGTAGATCCTCCTTCCGTGCACGATAAGTATTGTCTGTCCATCTAAGTGAATAGTCTTTGAGGAACTCCTGAATCATTTCCTCGGTCATTTTGAACACCTCACTCTCGCCTCATTTACAATCTCCGCAATGCTCATCCCCTTTCTATAGATTGCCCGCGCAATATCTTCTACGCCTTCGTCCGGTATCCAGCTCTTCAGCACCTCAATGGCATTTCTAAGTTCCGGTGGTTCCCTATTTATCTTCCCTCGTGCCGTTGGGATGGGCAATTCAGTCAACTCCATTCCCATTTTAATAGCCCTCCAGTATTCTGCGTACAATTTATCTATGGCCTTTCCTGCGACGGACTTTGATTTCATTGAAGTGACCTTGCAGGCATTTGGGTCGAACGTAAATTCGTAGAGCTGAGTAATCGGCTCTCCATTGCACGACCCATCTATCAGCATCTTCCCGTTCCGCAAAAATTTCGGCCCTGCAGGAAGATCCCAACTCCACCAAGCTATCCTATGGAAATGCCTACTCTGTGGTATCCTCAGGAGCTTCCTGAGAAGCTCATCTTTTGTTTGCGCGGTTACTTCTATCTTCTGCATGTTGCCTCCTCCTATGCCGGTACTTTTCTTTTGCGCCTCTCCTCCTTGTAAACATTTCGCCAAAATTGTTCTGCAGTCTCCCACTCAAAGCCAAATTCATCCAAGAATCTCATCTCGGCTACATGTTTTGCCTCCTCACGCCGCCTCCGTTCCCGTTCCTTGTCGTGCTCAATTTGTCTTTTACGATATTCTGGATGAGTTTTCCTATAGTGTGTATAATAGCAATTCCAGCAAAGGCCATTACAATACTTTTCTGTGTACTTCTCCTTTGGTTTGCCGCATTTTTCACACTTGTACCCTATTGGATATTTGATTATTGATGCTAATCTACACTCGTTGCTACAGAATTTTTGTCCTGCTTTGCTAGGAACCAGTTCCATGATCTTACCACAGTATTCACATTCCTTCCTGATCCTCTTTGTCATTACCATACACCTCCTTTAGTTTTCGTGTGGCAACACGCCCTATTCTCTTGCGGGCAACAAATCCCGCATAAAGAAGATAAGGTTCAACCAACGTCTCAATTGTGCTTACATTCTCCCCGATTGTGTTTGCAATTGCATTCACACCGGCGGGGCCTCCGTCAAACGTATCTAATAGTGCTCTTACGTATCTTCTTTGTAGTCTGTCCAGCCCATTTTCGTCTATTCCCATTTTACTTAGGAAGTCCTCGATTGTGCCTTTCTGGCCGGAGAGTTTGAAGTCCTCCACCTGATAGGCGATATTTATCGCCACACGAGGAGTCCCTCTCCCCCTCTCGCCTATGATTCTTGCCTCCTCATCGGTGAGGCTTGCTATGCCTGCGCGCTTCACGATTTGTGTCAATTCTTCCGGCGAATATAGCTCGAACTCCAACTTGTACGTGATTCTATCCAGGAATGGTTTCGTCAACTGCGCAGGTTCTGTAGTGGCTCCTACGAAACAAAATTCCTTCAAGTCCATCTCGAATGTCCCGTTGCTGTGCTCTACGTGGATTTTTCCGTCTTCCAGGGCGGGGTATAGTTGCTCCTGGATTATGATGGGCAACCTATGCACTTCATCAACAAATATGATGGTCTTGTCGGCGTCCATAAGCATATTTATCACGGACAAAGGGGACTCCAACGAAGGCGCATTTGCCTTCATAAATTTCAGCCCAAGCTCAGTAGCGATGATTTCCGAGAGAGTTGTTTTCCCAAGGCCTGGAGGGCCTGCCATCAGCATATGCTTGGGCACTGTGCCCATTTTTTTCGCCGCAAGAAGGGCCGGAAATATTGCCTCCTTCACATGCTCCTGCCCTATAAACTCACTGAGCGATTTGGGCCTTATATCCCTCAAATACATCCCTCCTTTCATCCGCTTCTACAGGCTATGTGTTGTACAGCCTGTAGATGTTATAGTATTAACACTCTTCCTCTACTACTTTGCGGCATTGTTCCGGCAAGTCCTCAAAAGAAATTTCGCGCCCAAGATGAGGCCCTACTAGTGCCTCCACATGAATGCAAAATTCCTGTGTTGGATTTTCCGACATAGCAAGAGCCGTGAACATACCCTTGCCTATTGGTTCATTCATGAAAACCACCGTATAACGGTCAATAACATCAGGCCCGTAATCAAAGATACGGATGGCGTTCGAGCACACTTGCCTGTTACCAGCCATTTATTTGTACCCTCCTTTTCTCTTGTGGGTTTTTATGGTTTGTTTTGCCATTCGGCAATTTTGCTGCCAATGGCGCTCGCAAATTCGTTGTCGCTTGCCTCCTGTACGAGAGCAACCTCGTGCTCCAATTCTTCCGGCACGTCCATCATGCTCGTCCGAACGTCTACCAGGAACTTCTCCATATAATTGGGCCGACGTTCGCTGGTAAGAAAGAAACGCCACTCCACAAGCCGATCCACAGCTTCCTGTAACGTCATTATTTGTTCCCTCCTTTTCTGGCTATATTTTGCTTCCGAGGATTGCCCAGTATTTCCCCGCATTTCGGGCAGATAATTACTTCTGTCCCGTCGTCGTACACAACAGATTCCACCTCGCTACCCGTCCATGTGATCCCACACTTTTCACAATAGAATTCTTCATCTTCCTCATCGTCCCACTCGAAAGGCACGGCTCTCCCTCCTTTCCCGCCCTCCTCCACCCTGAAATTTTTATTCCCGTATCTTCCCACTACTTGCCGTAGACAATGAAACCGCAGTCCAGCCATATATTTTCCGGCACAATGGGGGAACATATATTCCCACACATACCTACAATATAATTACTTGAGTAGAATCACTTTATTTATCGGCGGCTATAATATGATACATCTCCCGTGTGCAGAGCGAGGATTTCTCCTCGTTCTGCTGCCTCCTCTACTAATTCGCAATCGGAACGATCCTCATAATAGAAATACTGGTCATCATCCATCGCGTCAAGCTCCTCCTCGCTTGGCCGGAGGTGAAGATAGTCCACGATATAGGGGCAATCACAATCTCCGCTCCAGCAACGCCCAAGATATTCTGCCCCACAGTGGGGGCAGGCTTCAGAATCACCGTTGATAATTTTCCCGCAAGAAGCACAGATAGCTGGGGAGCTATCTATGATGTAAACCTTCCCCCTCTGCCTATCCTGCGCCTCGGCAAGCAATACACCTCCCTCCAGGGCTGTTTCCTTGTCAGTATTGAACCTTTTGAGGAAATCCTCAAACTCCCTTTGCGAAAGGCGCAACGTGGGCATGTCAAAATCCACTGCCAAATCCCACGGGCCTGCCTGTCCCACCACATTTTCATTGTTGTCATCATGCCAATGGATTTCCAACATATTTATCCCTCCTCTATGGTGTGGTAGTAGTATGTTACCTTTTTGGGCCGCGAAATGATAGGGGCCCCATCCGGCTCTGGAATATCTACCTTTTCCACTAATCCTGTAATTGGGCTTATCACCTTATATGCCTCAACTTCCCCACCCTCAACCACATACATAAAGTCAATATCCGATGGGTCACGACGCGCGATGCCAATTGATAGAAAATCAAGGGCGTGGGGCTTCTTTACATCTTCCTTTGCGCCAAACCCATACTGCCGAGTGTGGTCTGCAGACCACACCACAAATTTCGCGGCTAAATAAGATGGATCACCAAGCCTCGTATCATTAAGGCTTTCCCTAACCTCTTCAAGAAAGAGCTTAATGTCTATCCCTAATCCCTCAGGGTCTCCATCTGTGTGACGATAAATAATTGCTTCGGGGCACGAGGCCCCGATGTGCTGAAAATGGACGGTTGCTCTTGTACCCATTAATCATCCCTCCTCGTTGGTTTTCTCCTCTTTGATTTTGCGGATTATTTCCTCTGCGAACGGGGCCAATTCAGCCCTTGACGCACCAACAATTTTGATCGCAGCATCCTGTTCATAAGTGCTACTGCTATTGTGGAGTATCCAACGCACTTCCTCAATTATACCGCTGATAATGAGTTCCTTTGGGTCAAGCTCGCCTATTTCGTCGAACGCATCTTTGAGGTTATTCATTTTATCACCTCCTCGTTGCGCGTTTTTATTTGTTCAATAACCTCATCAATATAATCATACTCAAACCCCAAATTGTATAGGGTTTCCCTCAGATTGCTAAGGGCTTCTTCCTCCGTGTTGAAATGGGCGTCGCATACGTCATCATCAGTATGTTCCCACGGGGATGTCATGGAGACGTCATAGAACCATCCCCATTTTCCATTTTGTTCAAACACTGCGGCCTCGTCAATATAAATATGTGCTTTTACTTCCATCAGCACACCTCCTCGAAGTATTTTTACTGCCGTCAGTACAACTCATCCGGCTTAAACATCTCAAAAATAGCGTCCACAGCGTCAGGGTGATTAAGATCGTTCTCAATATAAGATAGTAACCAATCGAGGTCCCTGGCGTCCCATGCTTCTTGATATGCTTGGGCGCGACGCTCTGCCAAAACCGTTAGTGCTACTTCCTCCACCTCTACGAGGGCCTCCTCAGGCGACAGAGATTCCTTTGAAAGATCCCCACGGGAATATATATCAATGGTATCTCCGTTGCCATCAACGACGACGACTGCATGTCCCTCTCCCCAATACGCTATTATTTTCTCCTCCGGCGTAGCGAATGGGTCAGATATTACTTTCACAACCTTGGCATCCCTTAGGGCGTTGAGCAATTTCATTTTCCGGCCTCCTTTTGCCCGTTTTTGCGGGCTTAGTGTGTTGAACCCTCACCAGAGGGCGGGTTTGCGCCTGCCCTCGGCTTGAAGGCTCAGAATGAATAATGAACAATCCCTCGGTGAATCTTCCTTTGGAGCTTCCTGGCCGCTTTCATAGCAAGCACAAGGTCCAGGTGCTTGCCTGGGTAGGTCCTTACTAACTTGCCTGCCCAGGTGACTATCCGCATATCCTCACCCTCTCGCCAGTAAATAATGACCTGCTTGCTATCCGGCTGCGTCGCTGTAACAACGACATTCGCGTCTTTTGTACACCTCGGCAACCATCGAATGTGTTTCACTGCTGTCATCCTACTTTCCTCCTTTGCCCGTTTTTGCGGGCTAACGATATGATGTCCTCAACGGCCATTTGCAGAAGGCGTTGCATCGCCCTCTGTATGACTTCATCTATGCTCCTCATTATACACCTCCTCCCCGCTTAGGTCAAGTCTTTTTTGCTACTTTTTTTGAAAACCCCCTCTGCGCGAAAATTTCCGCGCTCAAGAGGCCACCAAATACACCAACGTCCCAAGCACCACCACCATAAACCCGCAGAAAATACCTGCAACGATCCTTTGGATGCTCTCTACCATGTTATCACCTCCCTATCAAAAGTTTCTCTTTGTGAAGTATCCACTTGCCATCTTTCACATCGAGGTGGAATTCATGTGTTATTGTCCATTCTGTATATGGATCATTTGGTGGATGTGTGAGCCGAAAAAGATACAGCATCTCGCGCATACCTGAGATTATATGGACCTGTCTTATATTACCTAGCCCTTTTTCTACCTTAACTATGGCAATATCTGCGCCGTCAGGCAGTGTTTCTGCTATCTTTCTCTCTGCCAATTTTCGCGTGAACCGAGGAGGAGTATATGGTGGAAAAGAAGGAACCTCCATCCATTTCTCTACCACCATTCTATAGTGCTTACAAAATTGCTCCCCATGTAGATCTTTTCCAACATTTGGCCCGCGCCAGCAATGCAGGTGGTGGGCAAATTCATGGAGAAGTGCCCCCATGTTTAATGTGCTGGCATCCAGTACAATTGTGTCCCCAGGGATATATTTCCCTCCGTCATGTGCCACGATTTCCACGCGTGGGGCTGGCACCCCAAATTCTTCTGCCAATTTCTTTACTATTTTCTTTGCTTTGTTAGGGGCTACCCGTTCACCGGTGAGGCGCTCCTCGACTAGCACTAATCCTGGGCACCATCTATATGTATAGTCGTGAGCCGCTTTCAATTAATTCCTCCTTTACAGGTCTGCGCATGTTTCGGCCAATTGCGGCCCTATGCGATACCAATAGCACCGGAATTTTCCACCCCCTACAAGAGGCACAAATACCCAGTCGGTATAAACCTCAAATGGTACATAAGCAGACTGAGGCATGGGAGGAGCCACCTCCGCAAACGTTTTCTTGCACCATTCTTTCGTTGCTACATGAAGACCACATCCACATTCTGCTGTGGGTGAAAGGTCTACATAATCTACCTTAACCACTGTACCCTCAGTCACATCTGCGGGAATTTCTTGATAGGGTGTCATCCATCGGTCATCGAAAGTATGTAGAAAAACCTTACATAATGCAAATTCGCCTTTCTCGTTGCGAGGGATACCAGCCAAAATTTCTCGTACATTAGGCAAGCCGGTAACTCCTGAGAGTGCCGCCCCATGCAATACCACTCCTGTAATGTCGGAGTTTGTTATGTCGGCATTACGCAGATTTGCATGTTGCATACGTGCAAATCGCAGGCTGGCATTTATTAGAATGGCATGTTCCAGGTCTGCATAAGCCATAGAAGAATAAAATGCGTTCACTCTAGGCATATTGGCGAATCTTAGGTTAGCATATGATAGTCTGGCATTTTGCAATGACGCATAGTGCAGATTTATTCGTTCCATCTGTGCATTACAAAGATTTGCTTCCCTTAAATCTACGTCGTGAAGGTCACGCCCTGACATATCTGCACCAGAAAGGTCCTTTCCGGCTAGGGGTTCGACTTTTTCTCCCTCTTCCCGCCGGCGGTTCCATTCATCTGCCGTAAGATGTAGAAGGTCTTCTGCTGTCAACATATTTTATTCCCCCTTTCAAAACAACATATCATCCATGATAGAATCGGCTACATCGTTCGGACTCATGCCACTCGTATACATTTCATAGTAGTCAAAATCTGGCAAGTCATCCATCGAGAGCATTAATGTGTTGTTTATCACATTTTCTACGGCTTTTTTCCATTCGTCGAAACTCTTTTCAGCGGAATTTTGCCGCTGAAAAGGCCCCTCCATTCCAACCTCCTCCCATGTCAATGGTATATTCCTTTCACAATAATAAGCATATTCCTCTCCTGGGGAACCCACATCAAACCTACATACGACTTCATAATATCTCCCGAAATCGTGATTAAATCCCATTATAATTAGTTCTGCTCCTTCTGGTTCGGGGCCACATTTCTTACGGATGGCCTCGATGAATAATCTGCACTCCTTTTTGGCCGCAAATTCATACCCCTCGCTTCCTACTTGTGCACATTCCTCGTCAGCCGGTGCTGACCCCAATGTGATATAATTCATCATCTCATTCCTCCTTTTTGAGCCATTTTTGTGTTTTGTTGTCCCATTCAACCCGAAAAATCGGGCCGTTTTCCCCACACTGGATAAATATCGGCGGTATGGTGCCGTCCATCTTCGCCATGTCTATCTTCAAAGGCGATAGATTTCGATCCGCCATCAATAAGAAATCCAGATGGTCAGAATCTACGGCATCATCATACAACCCGTATTTTGTTGCGTCGTTGACCCACAAGATATATCGTGGGTTGCGGCACAACTTGCCAGGGAATGTGAGGTAATTATATAGCATTCCTGTTTCCCCTCCTTACTTGATAAGATTCGCGAGAATATCCCCCAAAAATCCGGCCAAGGAGGACACCACCAGCACCCATACCAGAATTATACACACCTCCTCCATTCCAATGTCCAGATATTCGTCATGCTTCATATTGTCACCTCCCCTCAAAATTTTATTTTTACTTCTCTTCCCCGAATTTTTTCAGACAGGCGAAACGGAATCCAAATATATCCTTCCATATATTCTGAGAATATGTCTTCAATAAAATATACCGGAAATATATTCCAATATATTCTATCAGAATATATCCCGATGGGGAAGGCATACTGATGCCCCTCCATCGGGATTGCCCGACTGGGATATGTACGTGGGTGTATTGACTGTAGATATTCCTGTGGTCTTTTGTATCATCACCCCCTTCGGCGTTTATTTTCGTGCCCTGGTAAGGAGGAATTTATTAGATTCCCCCTTACCAGAGCGCAAATTATTGCGCTCCGGCATCCCCGCGAAAATCGCGGTGGAGAAAATTACCTCTCTATCTTGAGGGCAATCTGGAATACCAAGATATTTGCCCTCTGTGCGTTATCGTCTGGGCAATTTGGCCAGAAATCGCGGCCTCCTCCACGGCTGCGCAGACGCAACCGTCGTCAGGAATCTCCAGACCAAGCTTCTCACAAATATATTCGCAATCACAATCACCGACCACCGCGCAACAACCAAGATATTCGGCACCACAATGCGGGCAGATTTCTTCTATATCCTCCTGTATCACTTTGCCACAATTGCCGCAATGTGCATAACCCCACCGCAGGTGCCAAAGATCAAATTCCTCGTCAGCAAGCGTGACAACGCCTGCTTTCTTTGCGTCGGCGGCGGTTTCCTCATCACCAAAATAGTGGATCACCTCCGGCCATGTTAATATCCTGTCATCGGTCTCATCTTGAAGCAATTGTCTGCGTTCCTCCAGATTCATTCTTCTGGTACCCTCCTTTTGTGTTGATTTTACCCGCGAGGAATTAATAGCCGTACATCCGCAGGACTGCATTTCTTATTCTTTCCCAATCTTTATTGTCCCATCCCTCCTTCCGCTTTATTTTCGGGATGGGGGTGACGTATGCGCCTCTATATGGGGGCATCTCGTTGCGAAATGATATTGCGGGTGCCCAACCATATCCAAATCCAGGAGCGCCAATTGATCCCGATGTTTCTACATCTTCAGCATAAAGGCCCGTGTGTTCAATAAACTCATCGAATTCTTCCTTGCTCAAAATGGCCGCCCATTTTGCGCATTTGAGCCAAAGTCCCTCATCATATTCTTCAATATATTCTTCCGTCTTTTCCCACAAATTTTCTTGCTTCCACGGTGGGCCATATTTTTCTACATCCTCGTCCATTTCACATTCCACATCGTAGATAATTGAGAATTCCAACTTTGTGCCTCCTTTTGCGCGGAAATTTCCGCGCTGATTTTGTCCGCGAAAAATCGCGGGAAAAGAAAACAACTACCCCCTCAACATTGCCCTCCTTTCCTTCTCCAGCTTCTTGCGGTAGATTCTTTCCCTCCGCTTTATCTTCTGGAGATTTCTATCCTCTGCGGTTAGAACAGCTCGGTGCTTATTCTTCATAGCTCATCCCACCCTCCATATAGATAGTATCCTTTCGACTCCTTCAGGTAAAATTTCCACGGAGATGACGAATACAGAATATCGTCTTTCTTCTCGAAGCGGCCATAGGTACGAATATCTGTGGGGGTGACTATGACCCATTTGCCTGGAGCAACGTCTAAAATATCTTCCCCTGCTATGGACACAATTGACGCAATCACGCGAGTATCTGTCCAGGCCGACCACGGTTCTCCATTTTCTTTAAGCGTTATTGCCAAATTTAGCAATAGCGATTCCCATTCGGGGACTACGCCGTTGTGAAATAATATCTTTTCGGCATAGCCCTCCTTATCTACCCGTGGAATTAATTCCACGGGGAAAGGATGCGTGGATTCTTTGTCCACTTTTCCGCAAGACGCCGCGCGAAAGTGAACCACATGCGGAATAACATCAACATTTTCCCTGTAAAATTTCCATGCGCTTTTTTCCTCCATAAATCCTTTGGCCCAATATGCGGCATCGCCATCGGGCCACCCAAATCCAGCCCCGTCAGAATTCCCTGTCCAACAGTCAGAGAATTCTGCCTTTGTAAGTTTCCGTTCCCTGCAAACTGCAATCACGCACATACTTTCTTTACCTCCTCCGCAATTATATCCACCACTGTTTTCCATATATCTGTCAAGATAGGGCCTCGCCCGACCCTCCATGCTTGCGGGATTCCATAGGTTAGGAATCCGCCGCATGGATTTTCAGATTCTGGGATTCGGGGAGCATATATTCCTCTATCCAGAGGGATTGTAAATCCCGCCGTGCATATTCCCCTGTCCGCATGGAGGCCAAATAATGTTACTGTCTTCCCAGCCGGAATTTTCGGCGCAAGAAGATCCCGTACTACCTTCTGCGTATCGAGGTCCCACTCGTCTTGGAATACAATATGCCCCTTCGGCTTGAATTGAGGATCTTCGAGCCAATTTCTGCAAATTCCAGAGGGGTTAGGAATATCATGGCCTGCTATAAAGGCCAAATATTCTGCCGCCCTATAGGACGAGACTCCAATACCTCGGAATTCGTCTGGGGTTGCTACTACGTTTCCCCGAATATTTACAACCTTCGGGATTTCCACCCATTTCTTACGGAGTAGCGATTCCGCGAGTTGTTGAGCGATATTCAGCACTGTTGCGGTAATTTTCGGCTCAGCAAAAGGGAACGAAGGAGGAGTCCTATATTCAAAGCCGTGATAATTTGTTCGGTAATCTGATAGAAATCCATATCCTTCTTCCCTTCTTGCCGAGCCATTATATTTTTGTAGCGGTTCCCCAAGCACAATATCAAAAGCTTCTATAATTTCGTGCCCAGGTGTGGGTTCAGTTCCGTTATACGAATCATTATATTCTTCCCTGGTTTGGTTCGACGGCCATGCAATATGAATATGCCCCCCAAGGGGATAAACATCTCCCTCGACAGAAAGGTCATATCCGTCCCACGTTATGCGATGAAACTCAGCAATAAGTGACGAAATATTTGATGCTACATCTACGGCGCTTACTGACGGCTCAGGACGGAGCTCAACCTGGCATTTTGCCCCGTCTAATCCGACCGGAGATCCCCAGTAGTGATCTTCGGGAAAATAAGTCCCAGCGTCAACTACTTCCCCATCAACCAATAATTCAAATTCTGGGTCAGCACCGACGAGTACATCCGGCGCTGCTCGCCCCAAATTTCTTCCAGGGAACCGGTACGTCATTTTGTGCCTCCTTTTTGCGCGGATTTTCCCACGCTGATTTTACCCCACGGAAAAATCGCGGGGAAGAAAACAACCACGACTTTATCCTATTTTCATCCCTCCCTCAAAAATTTTATTTTCACTTTCCTCCCCGAATTTTGCCCAGACAGGCAAAACGGAGTCCGAACATATCCTTCCCCCGTACATTCCGAGAATATATCTCATATATTTATCTCCGAGATATATTTTCGGAATATCACCTCCTTTCATTATAAGGAAAAACCGCGAAGGTTATTTATTCTTCTTTTTCCTTCGCGGCTTTATTTTGTGAATTTTCTTGTGTTTCGGCGACTTGCTTATTGGTCGCCCCATATTTATCCCTCCTTTCTCGGAGCATTAGATGCCCACATTTCGGGCACGTTTTCATGCTATCGCCGCGTTTATATTCGCGGTGATTTCCGCAGTGAACGCAACGATATACTCCTCCCATATTCCACCTCCGTTATTTATTTTGTACCCCAACGGGAGAGAACTTCGGGATTCCCTCCCGTTGAGGCGCAAAATTCTGCGCCTCAACTATAATTCTATTTCTCCCTAGCGTAATCCGCGACCGCTTTCAGCAAGTCGCTCGCAAATGCTTGCTGAACAGTCAATGCCGCCTCCTCTAACTCCGGCGGCAGGGGAACTAAATTTTTGCGGATGCTGGCGAGGAAGTCAAATAATTCATCCCCGCCGTACCATGCTAGCAGTCTTTCGACTGCTTCCTTGGTCGTCATTTCTACCCTCCTTTCTTGTGCGGAAATTTCCGCGCTTTTTGTTTACCCGCGAAAAATCGCGGGAAAGAAAACTAACAAAAATCCTCCACAGCAAACTCAACCTCACTAAGATCCTCGAGGTTTATGTTTGCCTCTGTAAGCCGCCGGAATGCAGCCACAACATTTTCCGGCGTGTTGAGAGGGAGATTCGGCATTCTCTTTGCAAACGCATACCAAATCAAATCCTTCGGATCGTTGAAATATTCGGCGATCTTCTGGACGGCCTCTCGGAGGCGCATGTTTTCACCTCCTCCTTTTCGCGCGGAAATTTCCGCGCTGAAAATGATTATGCCTCCGGCCCTGGAGGAGCGATAGGCTTGATATTTAAGCGCCTATAAATCCGCCTTACCCTCCACATATATATTCTTGCCTTCCACGTCCACCACCATACCCCTATCTTCCTTATCATTTTCTACCCTCCTTTGCGGAAATTTTCGCGGCAAAGAAAACGACTACCTCCCCCATTTATTGTTAATGTCCCTCAGCCTCCTTTCCAACCTTCTCATTCTCTTCTTTGTTTTCCATTTCCACCACCATGTTTTGATTTTCTTTACCATTTTCTATTCTCCTTTCCCGTTTTATTTTGTGCCCCAATAGGAAGGAACCCGAAGATTCTTTCTTATTGAGGCGCAAAATTCTGCGCCGCCGATTTTACCCGCAATTTTTCGCGGGAAAGAAAATCCCCCACAAAAAATTTTTAAATTTTTACCCCCCACAAAAAATCGCGCCAAGACAGGAAAAATCCGCTCCGAACAGATTCTACCCCCCTAATACCAGACTCACCTTAGTTGATAATAATGCTATCAACATTGTTGCTATTGGTAGGTTTGCATAAGTTTATAGGCATTTTCTTGCATATATAAGTTTGACTATATTTTCTTATGCAAATCTGTATTGATATATGTTGATATATTTGTTGATATTATTATTGTCAAGGTGCGCTTGTGAAGGATCGGGCTTGTTGCCCGCAGACGGGCTTAGTGCCCGGGCTTCGGGCTTGTTGCCCGCAGACGGGCTTAGTGCCCGGGCTTCGGGCTTGTTGCCCGCAGACGGGCTTAGTGCCCGATATTTTCAACGCCATTCCCTTGCGAGAATTGTTTTGTGTGCCTTCTTAAATGCCGAAAATCCCTCCTGCCTTGAAGGCAGGAGGGATTTTCGCGCCAAAGAGAAAACGACTAACTTATACCAAGTATCCTCTTCGCCTCCTCTATTCGCGCCATTTCTTCTTCGATCTTCTTGCGCGCTTCTTCCACCGTACTTGCGTTGAATCTGCGCGCAATACGTGCGTCACGCAATTGTTTGGCCTTGGCGTTGATCTTCGCGCCAAGGGATTCTGCGGTGTCGGCGTTATCCTGGAGGTGTTCGAGAACGACTTCGAGCACCAGATTGCCAACACCGTGTACAGAATAATACTCTTCCTCAACGCCGAGTGTTTCGTAGAACTCCTTGCGTTCAGAAGGGCGAAGGCTTAGAGGGTAAGTGAACCCCTTCTCGACGGCATTGACTTCTTGTGTGAACTTGCTGGACATCATGTTGCCTCCTTCGGCAAGAATTGTGCGCGAAAAATCGCGCAAACAAGGGAACGGCCTAACGACTAATGTTCACCTCCTTTGGCCTCCAAAATTTGCGCGGAAGAATGATGAACTTAGCCGGGCGAAGGCCACAACGTACGGTGTCTTCGTTTTCGTCACGGGTTTGCGCAAGGCTATACACTTGGCCTTCTCGCAAGTATGTGTGGCCCTTGCCTATTACTTTAACCCTTACCTCTGTCTCGTCGCGAATTTGCATTCTGTGCGCCTCCTTGCGGAAATTTTGCGGGCTAAGAAGAACGACTAACGACAGCCTCTGCTATATCATTCGCCTCCTTTCGGGAAAGCCCAAAGACTTCTGTTAACGCAAGTGCAACTTTTTCGCGGACGAATGTAGGGAAAAAATGCACAATACAGTCTTTCCCTTCTATCGCAATTCGCTTTTCTGCTATACTGTTGCTAATTACCCACTCGCCCCCACACACACTTATACCGTTGCACTTATACAGTTGCTTTAATTTGTACAGCCGGGGAGGGCGTACGTCAGGGTACACCTCCTCTAATTCTGTCACCACAAAAACTTTTTTCATTCTTTTGCCTCCTTCGGCAAAATTTTCGCCGGAAAGAAAGACTACCTCCGCCCTCCTTCCTTTAATACGTTAACACCGTAACACCGGTTGAGATGCTTGGCCCATGCCCGAATCGCCTTGACGTAAGGATCACCAGACCGGCCTTGCGCCTCCGTCCACTGCGCAGAGGCAACCTCGTACGCCCGGGCATTGGCCTTGCCCGCCTTGCGCAGACCGGCCAACGTCCAAGGTTTGTACACCTTCACGTCTATCGCCTCCTCCTTGCGCTATAGTGTAGTATACACTATACCATACTTGCGCGTGTTTGTAAACCCCCTTTACAAAAAAAGTTTAAGTTTTTTTGTTTGAAGGATCGCTTGGCCCTTTGGCCCCTTGGCCCCTTGGCCCCTTGGCCCTTTGGCCCCTTGGCCCCTTGGCCCCTTGGCCCCTTGGCCCCTTGTTTCCGAGTCTTATACTTTCTTACTTTCTTACTCCGAAAACGCGACCAAAATTTTTGATCGGGATGTGTAGTATGTTAACAATATCACACAAGTTCCAACGCGCCCCTGTATAAGTTTGTACAAGTTTAGTGCTGTTTACTTGGGCAAACCCTCCTGGGAGGGGGTATATACATATATGCGAATATCCGAATATTTTGGGGGGCTGCCCGCATACCCCACCTTCAAACGCGGGTGAACTTTTGAAAATTTCAGAATCAAAAAATTGAAAAGAATAATGAAGGGGATAATTATTGAAAGAACAACCACGGTGAGGCAGGTAAACTTCTGAGGATTCCAACCTGCCTGTGCGGAGCACGCAGACAGGCAGACAGGTATAAATACAAAAATAGTTATAAGAATGAGTAGAAGAGTAATGAATAAAGTAATTAGAAGAGTAATGAAAGAAATAATGAACAAAATAAGCAGAAGCATAATGAATAGAATAAGTAAAAGTATAACGAACAGAATAATTAGAAAAGTAGTAGATAAAACAAGCAGAAGAATAATGATGAATAAAATGAGAAGAATAATGATGAATAAAATGAGAAGAATAATGAATGGGGAGAATAGTAGAGGGAGGAGGATAGTGGAGGTGGTTTTCTTTTTCCCGCGAAATTTTATTTTGGGGGAATTTTTTCCGCCCTGCCTGTGCAGAAGGCAGACAGGGAAAAATTTTTATTTTGAGGGAGGGCTAATTTGGCCCGAAGACATGCCTGCCTATGCAGAAGGCAGACAGGCGTATGTAGCCTACGGGGGTAGCCCCTAGCAAGGCAGACCTGAGCTAGGCCCTCTTAGGGCCACAAAAAATCTTCAAAAAATTCCGCCGAGGGGGTTGACTTTCTTTTTTAGATGTGTTAGAGTGGCCCCCAGAAGGGCGAAATAATTATTGAAGGAGGGATGAACATGAGTGCGGAAGACATGGGTAATGAAGACATGAGCAAAGACATGGGTAAGGAAGACATGGATAATGGTGGTGGCCTGTCTGCCTGTCTGCCTTCGTCCAGGCAGGCCTCGGCACAGGCAGGTACGAAGCACCGGACGAACGATGACGCAAAGCAACACATTGCGGCTGTGGTGGCGGGGTACATGGAGATGGCTGGGATTAACAAGTCAGAGATGGGCTGGAGGGCCCAGATGCATCCCAGCCAAATCAGCACATTGCTGAAGGGCAATTTGGACATCAGGGTGAGCACGGCGATGCGGCTGGCTGACGCCATTGGGATCAGTCTGGATGAATTGGTAGGGCGCGAGTTGCCAGAGGAACTACCTGAGGATGAATTACCAGAGGAGGAACTACCAGAGGAGGAACTACCAGAGGAGGAACTACCAGAGGATGGCGAGAACGTAGGAGAGGAAATAGAAGGGGATGAGGAAATAGAAGGGGATGAGGAAATAGAAGGGGATGAGGAAGGGGAGATGGAAGATGAAGAAGAGGAATACGACGATGAGGAGGAATATGAGGATGAAGTAGAAGTTGAAAATGATGAAGAAAATAACGAAGAAAATAACGAGGAGAGTAATGAGGAGAATAATGAAGAGAATAGCGAAGAAAATAATGAAATAGAAATAGACGATGATGATATAGAGTGGGTATGGGAGGAGTGAGGATTTCTTTGGTGCGGAAATTTTTGGGATTTTTTGTGCGGGAATTTTCTGTGCGGGGATTTTTTGTGGTGCTTTTTTGATGCTGTTGGGGTGTGCGGTAGTGGTAGTAGGTGGGGCTAATGACGAGCAGATAAGTGACGAGCAAATAAATGAGCAAATAAATAAGGAACAAAAAATAAAATCACAACAAGTAGCACGTATAGAGAACAGGTTGATGGTGGAGTTTCATTGGGGGCGCGAAAAAGCCCATGCTTGGGCTAATCAGGCGGTGTATCTGGCGCATGAGTATGACGTAAGCCCCTACATTTTATTTGGAGTGTGGATGGTGGAGACCGGTGGTACCCTTAATCCTAATGTTAAAGGAAGAGCTGGAGAAAGGGGAATATGTCAATTCCTCCCATCCACCGCGAAAAATAATGGCTATGATTGGAGCAAGGTCTGCAATCCAAAATATTGGCACTACCAGATGTTAATGACAGCACAACACTTGAGAGGATTGGGGGATAGATGCGGTTCGTTGGAAGGTGCACTCTATAGGTACAACGGCAATAAAAAATATATAAAATGGGTAAAAAGAGCGGCAAAGAAATGGGAGATATTCCCATTACCAAAGGAGGAAAGATAATGAAAAAGGCAATATTTTGTAAGGATGTATCTGAGAAGTTCAGTGGAGATGCGGAATTGTATCGAATGGACCCGCCGCTGAATGGATACGAATATGTAGTATCTTCTGCGGCGATGGCTATGTTTACCGGCCCAGAGACTTATCTATTTGGTGCTGATGAGAATGGTGAGGTCCTGGATTGGATGGAATTGGATGGTAGCATCAGGGGCGTATATGATCCTGAAGGGGCTATTGAGACTGCCGGATATGTTATTGTGGGGAAAGATGACGAAGAATGAATTTATAAATAAAACGAACTTGTATTACGCAATGTTAAAGGAGGGGTCAGATGGATATTCCTCAATGGAATGAAAAGCAAGGTGATGTTATAGATATTGCCAAGTTGTGGCATGATGAGGCAGAATCAGGGCGGGTTTGGTTGTGGGGGATTTTGGATAAGGATTTGGCATTGCCTATTGTAGCCTATATGAACAAGCTCAACCAGGATGAAAATCTAAAGGCTATTGTAATATATATAAATTGCCGAGGAGGGAAAGCCGACCAGCTCTTTGCAATAGTAGACCAAATGAGAACGATGAGGACCGGTGTAGTTACTGTGGTTCATGGTGTAGCGCTTAGTGCAGGGTGTGTTATCGCTGCATCGGGGGATAAGAGGTTGGCTCTTCCTCATGCGCGATTTTTGTTCCACGGCGCAAGCCAATTCTTCGGTGAGCATACGAGCAGGGACATTAAAATTGATGCCGAGGAACTAGCCGCTATAGACGAAATGCTTTGTGAGCATATGGCCAGCGTTACCAAGAAACGTAAGTCGTTTTGGAAGAAATTTGTGAAAAATTCTGAGGATAGATGGTTCGGAGTAGAAGAGGCATTGGAATGGGGCGTAATTGATGGCGTTATAAAACCCTAGGAGGGGCTTATGCTTGAATGGTCTGCTCGTTGGAATAAATTGAACTTGTATGGTGGTAGCTTTTTCCAGGTGTGTATCTATTACCATTCATCCCAGGTAGCATGTGGGAAAGGAAATTCATTGCGCGAAGCATTAGATGTTGCCCTGGATGAATTGGTAAAGAGTGCATCTCATGCTGTTGAACGTCAATTGCTTACCGAGTGCGGATCACTCTTGGCTAAATAACTGGCGATAAAGAGGAGGTGAGAAGCATGACCCTGCAAAAGGCAATTAAGTTATGCCGGAAGCAATGGGTACCATTTGAACTTTTGAATGCTCTTGCAGGGTGTGTCTCGTGGGAGGAAGCAGAAAATTTACTACGAGCACACCAAGATTGGGTAGCCAAGATAGTCATCAAGGTGCCTAAATTACGGAAGAAATTGTTGCCATTGCTCAATGGCACTAATCAAATGGCCGTGGCGGATGTGCTTATAGCAATACCCAAAGCGCGTAGGGAAATATTATTGCTCTTAGACGGTAGTGACCAGCAAGCAATTGCGAAGGTAATTGTGGAGGTGCCGGAGTTGCGTGAGCAAATTTTACCGTATTTTGATGGCAGTGACCAACACGCATTGCAAAAAATATTGGTGCACTGCCCCGAATTACGGAAGCGAGTATTGCGTTTCTTGCGTGACCAGCGGGTGGCTGCCGGTGTGTTCGTGGAAGCGCCGGAATTGAGGTCTCAAATGATACATTGGTTTGATGGTAGTGACCAAGAGGCTATAGTATCTGCATTATGGGCACTTCCTACGATATGGAGACGTTTGCTCTCATTACTTGACCCCGATGATCCTTTGGTGTTGAAATACTTGGCGTATTGGATACCAGGATTGGCCCCCTATGTACAGGAATTATTGAAGCAGAAAAAATCGGGCCGGAAATGGTGGCAAACATGGCTAAAGAATCTGTGGGCGAAGATGATGGTTATAATCATTAAGGAGGGTGCAAAATGACATTAGACGAGGCGTTTGAAATAGCGGCGAGGTCGCTAATAGCTAATGCGGTCAAGATGCGACTGGACGATGTTTTTAACATTACCATTGGCAGATGCGTATCAGCGGAGTGTAGCTACCCTCCCCCTGAGCACATGGAGGCTCCCATAGAGTTGCGAGCCTGGAACCTACTTGGCCGCGCACGCAGGGAGGACCTTAGGGCTGCCGCCCAGAGGCGGAGAGGTGCACTGCATCGCTTGGTATATGACGAGTGGTTGCAGGAGTTGAAAAGGAACGTACAGCGTGATGAAGAAACCATGTCCCTCCGTGATGCAGTTGAGTACATTGTGCCCAAGATTTGGCCGCCTGGCTTGCGGCGTCACTGTGTGTTTTATATCAGTGACCGGGGCTACAGGCCGATGGCCGATGATGAGAGGTTCAATAAAGCTTGTCGTGTCATCGTGGGGGCGGACCATGATGATCTGAGGGCGATACTTGATACTATGCCGGAGTCATGGTGGGGAAAAGAGGGGGGCGAAACCGATGACACCTGTGACTAAGCACATTCTCTCCCTGACGATCCTGGGCTTCGGTTTCGCGGTGCAAGCAGTGGGGTCTATACTGGTGTTACTCGGCGCAGTTCTGATAAGCGGGTCGGAAGGTGCAGCGAGTTTCCTCATTGGCAGAATCGCACAGGAGGAGGAGCAACATGACCGGAATTGAATACGTTGACGAAACCTGGAACCCTGTAACTGGGTGCTCCTGGGTAAGCGCCGGTTGCGATAATTGCTATGCCCGCCGGTTGGCTAAGCGGTTCGGTTGGGACTTTACACCGAGGGCACATCCCGAACGGCTGGAGCAACCTCTGCATTGGAAGAAACCTCGTCGGATACTTGTACCCTCAATGGGGGATTTGTTCCACCCCGATATTGATGGGCGGTTTATTGCGGATGTGTGGGATACAATGCGGAAGGCGAATTGGCATACGTTCTTTGTGCTGACCAAACGTCCTCGTATAGCCGCTGGCCTTAGGGCCGCAGAGGCTATCTATCCATTAGAGAATGTTCATTTCGGGGTGACAGTGGAGGAGCCAGCCGAGATGAAACGCATAGAAGATATGCCCCTGATGAATCCGTGGCTGTCGTTGGAGCCGCTATTAGGCCCCGTCCGACTTAATGTTGTACTGTACTTAAAGTTGGCGAATTGGGTCGTCGTTGGTGGCGAGAGCGGCCCTGGAGCAAGGCCGATGAAACTGGAATGGGCACAACAGATTGTGAACGATTGCCGCGAGGCGGGTGTCCCTGTATTTGTGAAGCAGCTTGGCAATGTTCTGGCGAAAGAATTGGGGCTGAAGTCGCGCAAAGGGAATGACCCTGCCGAGTGGCCGGAATCGCTTAGGGTGCGGGAGTTTCCAAAGAAAGGAGGTGAAGCATAATGAAAGGGCTGGACAAAGCAGTACAAACATTGGTCGCCGCTCATGCAAGCTTCAGCCTCAATATGTCGCCGGAGAAAGCGGAGGAGCAAGTGTACAAGACGGTACTGCGTATCCGGTGGGGCGATGACCCCACTAAGGAGGCGCGGCAGGCTGTACGCCAAGCCGACCTGGGTGCATTGTTTGACAGCATTGAAACAGTGGTTACGGATGTGATAAAGGAGCTTGAATTGGAGGATAATCCCTATTCTTGCCCTCCTCCACAGCCTAAGCATAAGCCTCTCAAAAAAGCCAATTAATCCCGCACAAAGGGTAATAAGGGATGAGAAGACGAATCTCTAAGCCCAACTTAACAATGTACGAAGTAGAATACTTACTCACCCGTCACCAAAACGTGAAAGTCACGCTGGACGAACATAGCTGTGTAATCAAGCCCCGCTGGAGGCGGTTCCTGGTGTACTGCTATGAATATGATGATGATGTGCTTTGCTGGTGGCAGTGCGGTAGTCTCGTCGTCGAAACTATTGACCAAGTGCTGGATGTAGTAAAAGACTGGTTGAGGATAGATGATTCCTCGAGGAGATGGTAAGAGTGGGTAAATATAATAGCCTAAAGACGCGGCTATATGAAGTGCTCTTTGACTTGAGCGAGCTTGAAGAGCGGATTGAGGTAAGGAGGCACAAAAACGCCGATGTGTCTTCTGCCCACTTTGCCAAAGTCCAACAGGGGATTCATGGGCTTATGGAGGGCCTACATTGTTTGAGTGTAGAAGTGTTTGGAGTGCTGTGGAACTCCAGCGAGGATAGCAAAATTGACGCAGATTCCACCGCAGAAGTCATTGAATTGCTCAATAAACTCACGAAAGGGTGGGGGGGAGAAAGATGTCTGAATATGAAGGTATAAGACTGCAGGTAAGGGCTTTACAGAGTGAACTGGTCGAACTTATGGACAAGCTCGTGACAAGAGTTGATACTAATGCTGACAGAGATGATAGTTTATTTAGGGCATGGCGAGGATTGTGCAATCTCAGGGATGCCATATATGAC